AGGAGTGTGGACGCGAATACCAGCGCCCCGCCCCACCCGCGATCTGCCGGGCTTTGGGGAGTGAGGGGTGATGACATGGCTTCGCTGGCAAATATCGCTTGCCGCATGGTGGCTCTGGCTTAAGGTGACTCCAGAGAGCCCATTCAAGGCCGACATCGTGGATGCAGTATGCGCGCTTAGGCGGCTTTATCCGAAAAAGGAACAACCCCAATGACCAATGACATTACACAAGCGGATGTGGACGCAGCCGTTGATTGGTACGCACCACGGCGGGGCAGGCGATCCCTATTGGCGGAATCCTTCGCCGCTCACCGCCAAGCCGCCGAGCGTAAGCAAATCTTAATGTCGGAAGCATACCGCGAAGGTGTGCGCGCTGAACGGGATAGGATTGTGGAGTTTATCCGCAGCCGAGACAATTATGACTTTGACGACTTGGCGCACGATATTGCCGCAGGGGAGCACATGAAATGACTGACACCAACTACGGCACGTTCGTGCCCATCAAAAATGAAATAAACTATGCCATCACCTTCGCGAAACCTCCCGAGTGGTCAATATCGTTCAAACCAAACGGCACCATTGAGATGTCCGACAGTTTAAGGGATCAGCCGGAAGAAGCAGCGCGCAAGTTTCTTGAACATCTCCAGAACCAATTTGCTCACATGGTTGGGGCCGCTCATGTTGAAGGCGTGAAGATGGGGCTGGAGGCTGCGGCGAAGGCTGCTGACGAAAGCATTGATGCGCTATCTGACGATTGCTGCCTTGACCATGTGGGCGATGCTGTTGCCGCCATCCGCAATCTCGATGCGGAGGCTATTGTGAGGGAGGGAAATGACCCAACCCCAATACGGCGGCAATAAGATAAGAAGGACGATTAATGCCCGGAAACAAGAAAACCGCAGAATGTTCCGTCTGTCAGAAACCTGTCGTACCCAATAAGACCGGGTTGTGTAGTCATCATGCACACCTAGACCCTGACATTCGTGCGGCCCGCGCCGAACGGATGCGACAGCGTTGGTTGAATGGGCCCACGGCGCAGTTCCGTCGTGGTGGCGGGCATGTGAAGCTGGACGACATCCCTGCAGAAATGCTTGACGACTATCGCAACCTGGCACGCAAGAGGTTTCGAGCTAACGACGCACGTAAGATACTGGGGCTGCCACCAAGGAAAGTAAGGAGCAAATGATGGATATTATTACGGCGGATTTTGAAACGGCCTACTCCAAAGACTATTCATTAACTAAGGTAACCACTGAAGAATATATCCGCCACCCGGACTTCGAGGTGATTGGTGTAGCTGTGCAGGTTAACGACGGCGAGCCGCAGTGGTTCAGTGGGACCAAGGAGAATACCAAAGAATGGCTGGACCAGTTTGACTGGGGTAACTCCGTCGTTATCGCGCACAACGCCATGTTTGATGTGGCTATCCTTAGCTGGCATTTTGATATTAAGCCTAAGCGTATTGCAGACACGCTAAGTATGGCACGAGCGTTGCACGGTGCGGAAGGCATATCACTGTCACTCAAAAGCCTAGCAGAATATTACAAGCTCGGGATCAAGGGCGACGAGGTGCTTAACGCGCTAGGCAAACGCCGTATAGATTTTAACAAGTGGGACTTGGCCGCCTACGGCAGCTACTGCTGCAATGACGTTGCGCTTACATACGCGCTGTTTGCAAAACTAGCGCCACAACTACCACCAACAGAAATGCGGCTAATCGACCTGACTATCCGTATGTTTTCAGAACCGGTGCTGGTCTTATATGAAGGGGGTTTAGCAGACCATCTGGAGAGCGTGAAGGACAAGAAGGCCGCGCTCATGGAGCTCGTGGACGCCGAGAAAACTGACATCATGTCTAACCCGAAGTTGGCGGGCCTGCTCCGCGATATGGGTGTCGAGCCGCCGATGAAAACTAGCCCCACGACGGGCAAAGAGACTTACGCTTTCGCTAAGAACGACGAGGCGTTTAAAGAGCTACTGGAGCATGAGAACCCCGCAGTGCAGGCGCTGGTTGCGGCTAGGCTGGGCGTTAAATCGACCCTCGAAGAAACCCGGACGCAGAGGTTTATCGACATTGCGAAGCGCGGGCGGCTACCAATTCCCCTACGCTACTACGCCGCACACACCGGGCGTTTTGGCGGCGACGACAAAATTAACATGCAAAATATTCCTCGGGGCTCGCCGCTCAAACATTGTATCGTTGCACCGTTGGGGCAGCTGTTGATTGACTGTGACTCGTCGCAGATTGAAGCGCGCACACTTGCATGGCTGGCGGGACAGGATGACTTGGTGCAAGCGTTCGAGAACGGGGAGGACGTATATAAGATTATGGCGTCTTCGATATATGGCAAGCCGGTAGAAGACATTACCAAGAGTGAACGGTTTGTAGGTAAAACAACGATCCTCGGTGCAGGCTACGGGATGGGGGCCAAAAAGTTTCAAGCACAGCTGAAGACATTCGGGGTGGATACGGACCTAACCGAATGCGAGCGCATTATCCGCGTCTACCGAGAGACATATCCAAAAATCCCGGAGCTTTGGGCGCAAGCCGGGCGGGCACTGGAGGCTATGCTACAAAATGCGACTGCACCTATAGGTCGTGACGGGGTTGTAGAGGTAGTTACATGTAACCGGGTAAAGCTACCTAGCGGTCTGCACATCACCTACCCCAACCTTAGAAAGCAGAGCATGCTGGGGAGCCAGCATACGGAGACAGTCTACGACACCAAGAAGGGGCGTGCTGTTATCCCTAACCGGATATATGGCGGCAAGATGGTGGAGAATCTGTGCCAAGCGCTCGCGCGAATTATTATTGCTGAACAGATGCTGATGATTTCCCGTAGGTTCAAAGTAGCTATGACCGTGCACGATAGTGTGGTTGCCGTCATCCCCCAAAATGAGGTTGACAATGCCAAGGAGTTCGTCGAGACATGTATGCGGATACGGCCTAAATGGGCGATGGGATTGCCTCTCGGCTGTGAGAGCAAGGTAGGAGCAACTTATGGCGGATGAAATTCACCCTGTAGTGGCATTGTTGGTCGCGCGCCGTGAGTCACACCCGCAAGAGTTTGAAATACTCTATGAAAAGGGATGGAGCGCGGCGCAAGGGCAGGGGCGCTGGGAGGGTGCGTTGGCTATGCTCGGGTGGTATTTAAACCCCGCAGAACGCGAGCTTCTACATGCGAACCGGAGAGAGCTGATATTTGATAAGGTGTATGAGTACGTAGCCGAGCGGCTGCTGGTAGGAGCAGACTAATGGATGAAGAAGAAACCCAAGAACACCCCGAGCAGGAGGTTCACCCCGCAGTTCAACTTTTGCTGGCGCGGATGGACAGCCACCCCGAGGAGTTTAAGAGCGGCGGCACGTGGCATAGGTATTTCGAGCCCTACAAGGGCTACTGGAACGCCACCGAGAAGAAGCTCTTCAAGGCCAAGCAGCGTGAAATCCATATGCAGGCTATGCACGAAGAAGTGATGAAGAAGCTGTTTGGGGGGCCGAAACAGGACCTTAACGAAGGTGTGTTGGAGTCGGTTACGCGCAATATTAAAAAGAACGCGGTCTACATCAGCCAACTTCAAGCCACGCAACAACAAGCAAACGCGGCAATGTTAAATGCATTTAACACCAATACATACACTTTCCCCACCGACCCCATCCCGCAAAAACCCGGCCTTCTAGGCACGCTCAAAGGACTCATTAAGTGACCAAGAAGAAACCAGTGACACCGAAGCCTAAGTCGGTTATTATCGCTACGCCTATGTACGGCGGCATGTGCGCCGGTATGTATGTTCATGGTCTGCTGACTACAGCGGACAAGATGCGCAGTAAGGGCATCAACGTGGGCTTCCTGCACATGTCCAATGAGAGCTTGATTACGCGTGCCCGCAATGAGTTGGTTCGCGTATTCTTGGAAGGGCAGAATGACTACCTCATGTTCATTGACGCCGACATCGGGTTCGATGGCGAGGCTGTAGCTGCGCTTGTTGATGCAGACGTGGATATCGCATGCGGTATCTACCCCAAGAAGGAGATCGACTGGAAACAAATTGAAGCAGCAGCCAAGCGCGGCGAAGAAGGGTTGGAAGACTTCGGAGGCGCATTTGTGCTGAATATGGCTGGTGACACCAGTGCCGAGACAAACGAAAAAGGGCTGATCGAAGTCCGCCACGGTGGCACGGGCTTCATGCTCATCAAGAGGAGGGTCTTCGAAGACCTCGCACCCCATGTGCACACGTACCGCATATCGTCTGTTATTGATGAAACATCAGGAGAACCAAGCAAACCACTTACACATGAATACTTCGCTACCTCCATCGACCACAACGGAGTGCTTCTCTCAGAGGACTACCACTTCTGCGAGCTGTGGAGAAAGCATGGTGGGAAAATCTACGCCAACCCATTCATAAAATTGTACCATGTTGGTACCTACGTCTACCAAGGAAACATCCTGCGGTCAGGCGGCAACCTCAAGTAAGGAGCAAATACCGTGGCTAGTAAATACAGCAGCGTTCGCAAGTACAACAAAAGCGGACACATCAAGGACTTCATTCAACGGAACCCTAACATAGCGCCCGTCATTGTGGCCCAGAAGTTTGGTATCAAAGTGTCGTCCGTGTATAAGTACCGCAGCGCCGTTAACAAGGAGAAGCCTATCCTGCATCTTGTGCCGAACATGGAAGCAAAGGAAGACGGGGGCACCCAAGTGATCGAGACCGAAGCAGTTAATCATCCGCCCCACTACACAGACGGCGGCATTGAGACTATCGAGTTCATTCGTGCCAAGCTGACGCCGGAAGAGTTCCGTGGTTACTGTGTTGGCAACGCCCTCAAGTATTTGAGTCGCGCCGGTAAGAAGGGCGATGCATCGGAAGACCGCCGTAAGGCCGTCTGGTATCTGAGCTACCTTGAGGACCACACTGCGTGACCAAGAACGAACGTAAGAACGCTCGCCTCGCAGAAGTGGCTAGGACTAAACTAGCGGCGCTAGATGATAAAGTACTAGAGCGCCGCAAAGAAGAAGTAGAGCGGCAGCGAAAAGAACGTGAAGCGCTCTTGCTGCAGCAGGAAAAAGAGAAATACGGGTTAATTAAGCAGTATAAACCCCTGAGCGAGATGGTGGCGTAAATGGAGAATCCAGTGCCTTATGTAGTAGCCGCATTCTTTTGCGTTGGCGTGTTTGTGTCTATTGGATGGGCACTGGATTTTATTATGTCGTTTCTGGAGCGGCTGTTTGATAAGGGGGGCGAACAGTGACAGCTTGGTCATACAGCAGCATCAAAACTTTCGACCAATGCCCCAAGAAGTACTACCACCTTAAAGTAGCTAAAGACGTAAAGGATGTGCCGCATGAGGCGGCAATCTATGGGACTGACGTTCATGCGGCGGCTGAAGAATATGTTAAGAACGGTACACCCGTGCCAAAGAAGTACTCGGTTATCGCCCCTCTGGTAGAGACTCTTGCTAAGTTTCCCGGGGACAAATACACAGAACTTAAACTAGGTTTGGAGCAAACTTGTGGTGGGTATTCTGGATGCGACTTCTTTGCTGATAGTGTTTGGTACCGTGGCATCGTTGATCTACTTATTGTTAACGGAACCACCGCACACTTGATAGACTACAAAACCGGGAAGAACGCAAAGTACGCCGACATGAAACAGCTGGACCTTATGGCCGGTGCCGTGTTCGTGCACTTCCCGGAAGTAGAGAAGATCAAGTCTGCACTAGCATACGTAGTTAGCGACGAGTTCATCAAGAAGACACACACCAAGGAAAACCTTGAAACCTACCTATCCGTGTTTGCTCCGCAGCTGGAAGCATTGGACGCCGCCCATGAAAATGGTGTATGGAATCCAAAGAGCAGCCCGTTGTGTGGTTGGTGCCCCGTTGAGGAGTGCCCGCACTGGAGGCCACGGAGGCGGTGATGGCTAAGAAACGCGATTATACCCATTCGGATCAGTGGGAGGATAGCCCCCAGCAGGTGAAGAACCGCGAGATGCGCAACGCCGCCCGACGGGAGCTGGCGCGCAAGGGGAAGGTCCGCAAGGGCGATGGCAAAGATGTGGACCATAAGAAGATGCTCGCTATGGGCGGCAAAAATGTTGGCAGCAACCTGCGGGTTGTGACCGAACGCGAGAACAGGTCTTTCCCACGCAACCCCAACAACACGCCGAAAAATAACGGTAAGGGGCCCGCCGAGCGCAAAAGCACAAAACGCGGTAAATAACCGCACAAGGAGCAAACGTGCAAATCATCGACGATAAAGTCCTGCTAGTCAGGACAAGCCGACCCGACCTTATCACGGACAATATTAAAAAGAGCGCACTGCTCGAAGAGCATAACGGCATATTCAAAGTAGCGGTGCACTGGGGACTAAAGGAAGCCGAAGCGCTGGCTAAGCTCAGGGTAGAAGACGACGTCCCGTCGCCCCTGCTACGGGACTATAAGTGGACAGGTAAGCATAAACCGTTTGAACACCAAAAAACCACGGCATCATTTCTGTCGCTCCATCGGCGGGCGTTTTGTTTCAGTGAGGCCGGGACGGGTAAAACTGCCAGCGTAATCTGGGCCGCTGACTATCTGATGAAGCTGGGCTTGGTCAAGCGCGTGTTGGTGTTATGCCCGTTGTCGATTATGAAGGCTGCATGGCAGCGGGATTTGTTTACGTTTGCAATGCATCGTAGTTGTTGCGTGGCCCACGGTTCGGCTGAACAGCGCAAGAAAGCTATCGCTACCGGCTGCGAGTTCCTGATTATCAATTACGACGGGGTGGCTGTGGTGAAGGACGAGATTGCCGCTGGCGGCTTTGACTTGATCGTGGTGGACGAAGCAAACAGCCTGAAGAATGCCCAGACTAACCGCTGGAAGGTATTTAACCAGCTAGTTAAGGCTACCCTGCCGAGACTATGGATGCTTACGGGTACACCCGCCGCGCAGTCTCCGGTTGATGCTTATGGCCTAGCCAAGCTAGTGAACCCCGAAGGGTGCCCACGTACATTCGCGGAATTTAGGGACTCCGTGCTTCGCAAGGTGACGCAGTTTAAATGGGTACCTAAACCAGACGCGCCCACGCGCGTACACAACTTGCTCCAACCCGCGATAAGGTTCGAGAAGAAAGATTGTTTGGACCTACCCGAAGTCATACATGTTCACCGAGATGCACCGCTAACGTCGCAGCAGATGGCGTACTACAAGAAGCTCAAGAACGATATGAGTTTCGAGGCAGACGGGGAGCGCATCAGTGCGCTGAACGCAGCGACCAATATTAACAAGCTACTGCAGATCAGCGGCGGGGCTGTTTACACGGATGATCGGGGCGTCGTTGAGTTTGACGTTAGCAACCGCCTGAACGCCGTTCTGGAAGTTATCGAGGAAGCTAGCCACAAGGTGCTGGTATTTGTGCCGTTCTCGCACACTATCGAGCTACTTAAGAAGCACTTGGAGAAACATAAAATACCATGTGCGGTCATTAATGGCGATGTATCTTTGAACCGGCGGAGCAGTTTAGTGGATCGGTTTCAAACCGAGAAAGACCCACACGTACTTATCATACAGCCGCAAGCGGCGAGTCATGGTCTTACGTTGACGGCGGCAGATACTGTCATATGGTATGCGCCAGTTACGAGTGTCGAAACTTATTTGCAGGCTAACGCGCGGATTGACCGCCCCGGCCAGAAGAACGCTATGACCATCGTGCATATTAAGGGTAGCCCGGTGGAAGAGCGGCTCTACGACATGTTGCAGGACAACATTGCTAACCACGAAAAGCTCGTGGATTTATATCAGGCAGTCGTGTCAAATTAGTGGTTGACACTGTTAAATGTTATGTTTACTAGTAGCCCCCCAAACCAAGAAGGAGCAAACATGGGGACCGAACCTACCGTAGATGAGCTGGTCCTCGCCTACCGCAACCTCAGGGATGCCAAGTACGCGAGTGAGAACAAACATAAGGAGGAAATGAAGGAGTATAACGCACAGCTTGATGCTATCTCGGCGCGCCTACTAGAGATTTGTAACGCTCAGAATGTGGACGGTCTTCGGGCTTCCACAGGAACGGTCAGCCGACGCATAGTGACTAAGTATTGGACTAGCGACTGGTCGTCTATGTACGACTTTATCAAGGACCATAATGCTTTTTATCTTCTGGAGCAGCGCCTTAGCAACGGCAATATGAAGCAGTTCCTAGAAGATAACCCGGATGCCATGCCCGTCGGCCTCAATGCCGATACTAAGTATACTATCCAAGTTCGTAAACCAACCAGCAAGTAAGGAGCAGACTATGTACGGAGAAGTAGAAGATGGGTGGGACCCCGTAGGTGCACGAGAGGTTGCGCTGGGGCTGGCATGTGATGTGCTAGCGCCGTGTATGGTTAACCCGGCGGCAGCCGAGATCGTTGAGTTTGCAGAAGCATTTTATCAGTTCCTCAAAGGAGAAAAGAAGTGAGCACTAACCTGTCCATCTTTAAGAACCCTAACGCCGTTGTCGCGGCTTCGGGCCGCACGTCCGCACTTGCCCAACAGATTGCCTCTGGTTCGGGTGGTATCCGCCGCATCACGACCGCCACGGGCGGCACGTTCAAGCGCATCGTGAATGGCGAACAGATTGGTAAGGCTATCCGTGGCGAGTTCAACGCCATCATTGTGCACCAGATGCCCAAGGTCAGCCGCGAGTTTTACGCGAGCGAGTACGACGCGGATGCCAAACCCACACTGCCTGATTGCTGGTCCAACCTAGGTGATCGCCCGGAAAGCAAGGCGGCAAACCCACAGGCAGCCAACTGCACTATGTGCCCGAAGAATGTGGACGGCTCGGGTGCTAAGGGCAAGGGGCGTGCCTGTCGGTTTAACCGCCGTATCGCTCTCCTGCTTGAGGGGGATGATACGGGCGAGGTCTATCAGCTCAAAATCCCGGCCAAGTCTTTGTTCGGTAAGGGGGAAGGAAACACCCATCCGTATGAGAGCTATGGCCGTTTTCTCGTGGCGAACGGTTCGGCACCTGATCTAGTGGTTACCACTATTGCTTATAGCCTCGAAGCAGATACCATGGAGCTTAACTTCACGGCGGCGCGACCCATTACGGACGAGGAATGGGAACTTGTACAGGCGGCGCAGGCTGACCCCGACACACAGCGGTATGTGTCTCTTACTGTGGCAGAAGCCGACGGGGTATCACGTAAGCCTAGTCCGGCCAAGGTGATTGCCGCCCCTGTGGAACCCGCTGATGAGGACGACGAGGTGCACGAGCCCAAGGCCGCCAAGCGCGCCCCGAAGGCGGAAGAAGCCCCCAAGCCTAAGGGTGATCTTGCAGCCATCGTTAATGCTTGGGCTGAGGACGACTAATGAGCCACGGATACAGCCTGCGGCTCCAAGCTCTGAATGGGAAGGCGGACCAACGTAAACTTGGTGTCCGCCTAGGGAAGGCGTGTATTGAACACAGCGTTCCTGTTTCGGTGGTCGCGCAGCGCATGGGTGTGTCTCGTACTACGGTGTATAATTGGTTCTGCGGGGTTACGACCCCGCAGGACTCCCTCACTGTAGTTATTGAGTCGTATATATCCAACCTGCAGTGAGGCATACGGCCTCGATTTATAAACCACACACTGCGGGGGGTAGCTTCCGCTAATGGGTAGCCATGTCTGATTTCGACCTTCTATCTGCCGTTCAGCCCACAGGTGGTTGGTATGCTGTTGTGGGCATAAAGGACGGCGCAGGCGTTAAACAAACTTTCGTAGAGACACGGGAGGAAGTCGAAGAGGTAGCCGGGCGGCTCCTAGAAAACCAATATAATGTGTTTTTCGGTGTAGCTAAATACGCAACTAATAGGGGGCGCAAGCAGGACAACGTCCAAGCACTTCAGGCATTGTGGGTAGACCTCGACTGTGGGGCTGGCAAACCCTACGCAGACCAGAACGAAGCGATGGCCGCACTCAAGGAGTTCTGCGGAACCATCGGGTTGCCTAAGCCTATCATCGTTAACTCGGGGCGCGGGCTACACGTATACTGGTCGCTAGAGGAAGCGGTATCTCGGGCGGAGTGGGAGCCCGTCGCGGCGCGGCTTAAGGAGCTGTGTGATATACACAGTCTCCACGCTGACCCCAGCTGCTTCGAAGCGGCGCGCGTCCTACGCTTGCCGGGCACCTACAACTTTAAAGGTGACGAACCGCTTGGAGTCTCGGTAGTCGTCGAGAGCAAGAAGCGCACGAAACTAGAGGACCTGAAGTCACTTCTAGGCGTCAAGGAAAAGCCGATAGCGCACGACTTTGCGCGGCGCGAACTCAGTCCTCTGGCGCAACAGCTGCAAGCCAGCATCCAGTCCAGTTTTAGCAAGATTATGCGTCGGGGTGAGAAAGGATGCGCCCAACTTAATGCCTGCTATGCCGAGCGTGCGGAGCTGTCTGAGCCGCGTTGGTTCGACGCCCTGTCTGTTGCTAAGTTCTGTAAGGATAGGGATGTAGCTATCCACAAACTATCCGCAGACTATCCGGGTTACGACCCGGCGGAGGTAGACCGCAAGGTTCAGCATATCTTGGGGCCCCACACCTGCGCAGCATTCGACAAGAACAACCCGGGTCTATGTGATGAATGCCCTCACAAGGGTAAGTTCCGGTCCCCTATCGCCCTTGGCCGCGAGGTCGAAGCAGCGAGCGAGGAAGATAATAACGTATCTGTTTCTGGCGACAACGGGGAGCTTCTTGGCGAATACCGTATACCTGAGTATCCCTTCCCGTACTTCCGGGGTAAGGGGGGCGGCATCTGGAAGAAGGGTACCGGGGAAGAAGCTGAGGACTTTCTTGTCTACGAGCATGATCTGTATCTCGTTAAGCGCATGGAAGACCCCAACCTTGGCGCAGTAGTATTGATGCGCCTCCACCTCCCTTGCGACGGTGTTAAGGAAGTAGTTGTACCCAGCGCTAAAATAAACGACGGCACCGAGCTACGGGGTATACTTGGGTTTCTGGACGTTGTAGCCACCAAGAAGCAGTTTGATCTGCTTGTAGACTTCATAATTCGGTCTTTGAAGACATTGCAACATAAAAGGAGCGCAGAGCAAATGAGAAATCAGTTTGGGTGGGCCGACGGCGATAGCCGTTTTATTATCGGTGACCGCGAGATTAGTGCAGATGGTACGCGAGCAAGTCCTCCGTCGTCAGTAACTTCTGCTATTGCACCTCATATGCAGACCGTGGGTACCTTCGAGAAGTGGAAGGAGGTGTTTGATATGTACGGCCTCCCGGGGCTTGAGGCTAACGCCTTCGCCGCCGCTACGGCTTTCGGTGCGCCGCTACTTAAGTTCTCCGGGCAGAAGGGCGCGATCATCAACCTGATCCACCCCAACTCGGGCACAGGTAAGACAACCATCCTGCACATGTGCAACTCGGTGTGGGGTAACCCAGACGCACTCTGCGCCAAGAAGGACGACACCTTTAACTCGAAGGTCCACAAGCTCGGTGTGCTGCGTAACTTGCCCGTCTGCTTTGATGAGATGTCTAACACAGAAGGCAAGCAGTTGTCTGAGCTGGCGTACCTTATCACACAGGGCATCGGTAAGGACCGAATGAAGGCGTCCTCTAACGAGCTGCGCGTCAACAACACCACGTGGCAGACTATCGCACTGTGCTCGTCTAACCACTCGTTCTATGAAAAGCTGGAGGACCTGAAGGACTCACCGCAGGGTGAGATGATGCGTATCATTGAGCTGTACCTAGACTACTCCGACGCTATCGAGACCGGTGTAGCCAAGCACATGTTCGATCATCAGTTGAAGGAAAACTACGGCCACGCTGGCGACATCTATGCCCGGTTCTTGGTTGAGAACCACGAAGAGGTTAAAACTACCTATCTCAATATGCAGGGGATCATCGACCGGCGGCTTAATCTCACCCAGCGTGAGCGGTTCTGGTCTGCGACTGCAGCAGCTAACTTGACTGGCATCCACATCGCTATCCGCCTCGGGCTGTGCAAGTGGGACCTCGAACGTATTTACAAGTGGGTGTGCAAGCAAATCCTCGAACTCAGGACTACCACTCTCCCGCCATTGGACGGGGCCCAGCAAATCCTTGCTGAGTTCATTTTGCGCCACATCGACAACACGCTAGTGATTAACGACGAAGTAGACCTTCGCTCGGGTATGCGGTCTTTCGCGCTGTTGGAGCCGCGCCGCGACCTTAAGATCAGGTTTGAGCCGGACACTCAGAAGGTGTTTATCCTAGCAAGCGCATTCAGGCGCGAGTGCCAGCTTCGTAACGCCAGCTATCGTGAGACGACGAAGGAGCTGAAAAACAAGGGCTTGCTATTCCCCAAGAGCGAAAACAAGCGGCTATCCAAGGGGACCAAGATCGGCACGCCTACGGTAGCTACGCTGGTGTTTGACGCTTCCCACAGCGAGTTTATCGACATCACTGAGCTTGTTGCCAACGAGAGAGAACCCGTCGATGAGAGTGTCGGGGATTAATTACGAAGTAAACTGGCGTAAGTTCAAGCGGGGGGCGTCTATGTTCTTCCCCTGCTTGGACGCGCAGACCGCCAAGCGCGAAGTGCTGGCCGTCACCAGACGCCTACGAATAAAGACAGTCAGTAAAGCAGTTATTGTTGACGGTATCAGGGGTTTACGAATCTGGAGAGTGTGATATTACGGGGTTGGAAGTTTGCTCCTTCCCTCCCAACTTGGCCCCCGGTGTTAGCGCACCGGGGGTTTTTTATTGTTCATCATACTCAGCGCGTACGTCGTAGTATCGCTTGTTGAACCGGCTGAAAATACGTTCTTCCCGGTCGCTAAACATTTTGGCTCGTTCTTTGCGAACCTGCGGGTCTTTCACTGCTTTAAGCATTTGCGCGCGGGCCCGGCTGAGTTCTGTCAGCTGTGTGCTAGCCATTTGGTAGGCCCCCAACACACGGGGGTCAGTCTCGAATGGGTACTTCTCTTTAGATTCCCGGAAGGCCAACGGTTCCTCTTTGCGTTGGTTGAGTAGTGCCTCGAAGCTAGGTACCCCCTCGGCGGTGTTTTTGTAGTAAGCAGCCATGGGGGCATATTCAGCACCTTGGCCAATGAACCCCTTAACCAAAGGCAGGCGTTCGGCTAGGGTCTTAGTGTCTTTATCTTTGCCGCTAGCAAAGTCGTCTATCTGCTTAGCGAACTGAAATGCACCGCCGCCATAACTCTCGATGAGGTGCTTGTAGCTCTCAGGGTGCAAATCAACCAGACCCGGCACACTGCCAGAACCGAAGGTTAGGTCGTTTACCTTACCCGCCAGCTCTTTATAGAACTCCGGTGTCCCTTCACGCCCCGATGCCGACGCAGCCTTAGTCTCCTTGTACTGATCCTTATAGATAGGCGAGTCAAAGAAATTACGGTTAGCCGCCAGCTGCGCGAAAGGTGCCACTAACGTAGGGGTGAGAGATGCGGCAATCTGGGTCCCCGTTTTACCGCGCGGCAGAGGGACCGGCGACAACAGTTCGCCCCATCCCCTAGCAACATCGGTAAGCGCAGCGCCCATATGGATAGCACCATGTATGTGATTGGTCGCGCCATAGCCATACTCAGCCATTTTCTCACCCAGATAAAGGTAGGGTGTCGTGATGAAGGCCGCTGGCACCTTGATATACTGGTCCGACTTATGGCCGTACCGGAGTATATAACTGTATAGTTTATCGTGGTCGGGAACATCCATCCAGTTAGGACGACCATCTTTATCATCGTCGTCACTACCCATAGCAATATTCCACGCAGCAAGCATAGCACCCAGTGCTATCTGCGAGGCCATCAACTTCCTACCAATAGGGCTCAGTGGCATCTTTGCTGCGATGCGTAGGGTATTAACCTTGGCGGTGGCAAACCAGTACAAGGCACCAAGCATCGGCCCCCGCTCGCCCATACGGCTAGTGTTGATATAGGAGTTGGCAGCCATGTAGGCCGCTTCTTTCTCACTCATGCCGGTATCAAGTGCGGCCTTATATGCCGCCAGACGCACGCGAAGCTCGCCCATACGCACGAAGTTCTCTACGGCACCGAGGACAATCTTGGCCCGGTCTTTGCCAATAGCGAGCATATCACCTTGGTCACGCTTGGACATACCCTCCAGAAACTTCTGGTAGTGCTCGGCGGTATCCTCAGCGGTGCGGAATGCTGTGTGGCTTGATGCACCGCCACTATCCAGCATTTGGTCAATAAGAAGCATAGTATGCGCTTGCGTGTCGGACTTCGGCTCGCGCTTCCAGATATGGTTCCACAGCGCGCCAGTAAGGTCTTTACCCGGGCCCCACATGGGGTTTAGGTTCTTGCCTACCTCTTTAGCATACTCCGTATTACCAAAGGCAGGGCTGCTCTTGTCACCCACGGCCAGCTTGGCGTTCTTTAGTGCTTCGTCGGTGTCACGAATAATCATACGATCCAAGAACAGCGGACTGCGCTGGACGTTCAAAGACCGGAATACCGCGCCCCACTTGTTGACGACCCCCATAAACTTACCCAAGTCTTGGGGGCTTAGGTTCTCGAACATGCGCTTAAGCTGCGCACCCGCCTCGGTAGGCTGGAAGTCTAGGTAATGTGTGTTGCCATTGCGCTTAACGACGAGGTAGTCATCTGCTTCCTTGCGCATGTTAGACCGGATAGGGATACCGTCAGGATACTCTACACGCTCGCTGGGAATAACCCGCACCTTGGGGTTAGCATCGGTGTATGCTCTGACCACGTCCTTATATAGATCGGGTTCGGCTAACACATTCTCCAGCAGCTTCTGCCCAACCTCGTTCTTGGCGACACGTTGGGAGAGGGCCTTCGCATCTGCGATAAGGTTGATTGTGGGGCTGAACGGCATAGAGCCGCGACCCATGGCCTTACCTATAACAGCGGGATTGATACCGAGGTTCTGCCGGAATGTGGCCTCGTCGTGGGGGTTCTGGTCCCCGGCGGTATACATATCGCCATCTAGGGCGTGCCCCTTCAGCGCCGCATAGTTAGGTTGAGCTTTGCGCAGCTCGTCGGCCTGTTGTTTGGTGAGGAGCCCAGACTTAACGTACTCGTTCTGCGTGTAGTCGCGTAGAGCGTCATGCAGTTTGGCCGCCTTCTCAAGCGTGGGAGTCATGCCGTATTTATCGTATACCGCAAGGATACCCTTTGCCTGCGCGTCGGTGAGGCCAGAGCCACTTTCAAGGAACCGCGAGTTGCGCTCACCTACGATCTTATTACGGTCCACGGCACCGCGCGCCCACAGGTACATGTCTAGATCGGAGAGATTGACTTTCAGCGCCGCGAGCCCTTTAAACAGCGGGTCTACGTAGTCGCGGTCAATCTTAGCGGTCATACCGTTCTTCTTGTTTTTGACCAGTTCCGCTACAGCGCGCACCGACATATCGAACGGTAGCCGCGTAACACCGTACGCCTTAGCCAGCCAGCGATCCACGCTATTAGATGCTTCCAAGTCGAAGACGTTCTTGGTCTTCTCGTCGGTAATGAGTTTCTGCAGCTTGGACTCGTTCTCCGCGATAGCGCCAAGCGTAGCATCCACAGAACTGGTGGGCCCCTTCTTGCGTAACTCATCGCGCAGAGCTTGCACTTCTTCATCGTGGGCCCCCGGCCCGGTACCGCGTTCGACAGATGGGCCCGGACGGGCTTCGGTTGCTTCTCCGATCTCGCTTGCGGCGCGGTCTACAACCGACATAATCTTTTCGACATAGTCTATCGCGGGCGCGGCTTCCGCTTCGGCCTTGGGCCCCTTACCGAAGATGCTCTTAACCGCGTCAACAAACCGCTGTAGCAGCGTGCGCGGCTGAGGCTCAGCCTTTGTAGGTTTCGGTGTAAGCTCGTCAATAACCTTGCGGAACTCAGGGTTAGTGTAAACCTCCGAGGCAAACTCGTGCGCATCGGTAAACCCGTAGTGGGCCTTCATCTCCTCAGGCGCAAGGAACTCGAACAGCTTCCACAGGTGCTGCAGCTCTTTACCGATTGGTGTACTGTTCTCGATATGCCAGCTAGTTAACCCATGCACGATTTCATGCAGTGGGATATGATCCAGTGTCATCTGCTGATTGAGGTACACCGTCTTAGTGCGCGGATCGTAGACGCCTTCTAGATTAGGGACGTCTTCTAGGCGTTCGCCCTCCCTGCGCGCCACAAGCCTGATAGTATCCGAGTCAACTACCAACACGCGCATATCAGGCGCAACAGCCAGAATACGTTGGGCAATCTCCGCAAGCGGGCCACCCCGGTTGATAATATCCTGCAGTACCGCGTGCGCACTCTGTGTCTCTTGGGCCACCCGAAGCGAGTGCTGCGCCGACTCCGTACGCTCCCCGGTAACCAAGTCCGTTGCAAGCCTCGGGGCCATAGGAGTTTCGACCCGCAAGGCTGCTTTCTGCATGTCGCGCTCGCGCGCGGTTATCTCACCAGCCTTATATGCAGCATCAATCTGCCGCAGTTTCTCTTGGCGCGTGGCAACACGGGCTTGTGCTTCCCTACCCGCTGCGTTGGCAATATCTGACCGAGCGGCATCCAGTGCAGCATTACCTTGTTCGATAGCCGCTTTGAGCTGCGCCTTTTCTTTGGGGGCCGTGGCGTTCTGGAGTTGCTCGGCCTTGTCGTTGACGTCGGCCTGAAGACTAAGCACCTTGGTCCAACGGGCTTGCTGTGAGGGAGGCAGTGCATTGAGGTCTTCTTTCGACCCCGGCACGCGCATCATGTTGAGCACTTCACCCACATCTTGGTCGGATACGAGGTTGTTATTCCGTAGGGTATTGAGCTGGCTGGTAACTTTTTGCTCATCCTGCATACCCTGAGTAAGCTCAGCAGCACCCTCAACCGGGCGGCCCATTTGGGTACCCATCATACCCTTGCGGGTTTCGTTCACGCCGCGCGCTACACCGGGGGTAACCTTGGTAATGGGAACAGGGGGGACTTCTTCGGCGGGTGTAGGGGAAGGAATGACTTCTTCGGGGGGTGCAGCACCAGCACCAGCACCGCCCCCAGCCGGAGTTAGAATAGGGGTTTCCGTAGTGGGCTTAGTAACCGCAGTCTCTTTTACGGTTTTGCTAGGCGGCGCTTCAGGTGCACCTTCTGTAAGGGCGGCGGCCTTGGCTTCGAGATACTTATTGAACGTACCAGCCCACTTAGGGTCGCGCGCAAATGCCTCGCTCTCGGGTGTCATCCCGAACTTCTTTAGCGTAGCCTCGATGCTGGCGATTGTTTCGTGTGGGTTTGCAGCTTCAGGCACTTTCGCGGGTGCCGCCACGGGCACCCCAGTCGCCTCCGCCCCAGCGGGCTTTTGTGCGGGTATACCCCCCGCCGCAGGTTCTCCCGTGACGCCTAAAGGATGCCACTCTTCCAGCGGGCCTTCGCGCGGGGGGTATGTACCCGCACCGATACGTTGTTCTAGTTCTCCGCTGGGCCCAAACACGTCATTCAACCCGGCTGCGCGCCGTTCATGGGTAAGCAGTCCCATGAGCTCATCCTGCGTAAGCGGATCAAGGCCGCGCGCGGCGAGCTCTTTTTGCGTGGTGTGCAGTCGCTCCAACGGGTCCCCAGTAGTCTGGTCCAATATACGTTGGGCGATAGGTAGGCGGTCTTGCAGCCGCTGGGCCTGTATCAGGGCATCGACCGAAGTTTTTGCGTTTTCTGAAGCCACTAGCTGGCGCAGCTGGTTAATGTCTACGTGCTGGCCTACAGCCGCATCCCGCTGTTCTTGTGTGATATCCCCACGTTGGAATGCTTGATTATACAGCTCAACCATACCTCGGTTGTACTGCACCATTTTACCAAACCGGAGTTTCTCTTCCGGTGTCATGTTCGGATCAAGCCCGTTGGCACTGAGGGCGCTCGAAAGCATGCCCTCTTGGTTCCCGGTACCTGTAAAGGTTTCCGGGTGTGCGGCTACGGCCTGAAATACATTTTGGCGCGCATTAAACGCATCTGTAGCCGCAGCCTGTTGAGCGTTTTGTTGGAGGAGTTCGGGAGACACTCCGGGAGCGGGCTCGCCCACTGTCACGCCGGGTTGCGCTTTTGCCTTGGCTTGTTCGGCCATGTAGTCCGTTACAATGGACTTGCTCTCAAGCCACACCCGCAGGCGTGGGTCTGATACGTTATCTACACCACCTTGCGCAAATTCATTTTGGGCCTGACGCAGACGCAACTTACTCGCACGGCCAGCCATATCCGATACATAGTCAGCCGCGCCCGATACGTTGCCTTGAGACAGCGAGCTGGTGAGCTTGTCCGTTGCTTGGTTGATTAAGTTAGTATGCTTTTCGGTGTCGTCGCCCGCAGCCGCCTCTAGGCGCCCCCTAATCATATCCTGACTGAAAGCATCAGAGAGGTGGCGCTCACCCACACCCGCATTCATCTGCCCCGTCTCAAAAACCGCGCCGAGGTCCGAGAGAGCACTAGCGTACTCTGCAGGAGACGATGCACCCGCCGTGAATCCGGTTTTGTTGGCCGTAGCGGCCTTGTCGGCGGGTGCTCCCTGCTCCGTCTCCGCGCGGGTATCCCGGGCATTACGTAACCATTCCGCGCCGCCGTGGAGAAGGGCGCCACCACCAGAAGTAACGCCGCCCAGAATAGCACCGGATAGGGCCGACTCTGGTACACCCTGCCAAACAGAGCGTGTAGGGTCGTAGTTCTGCTGTGCGACTATATTTTCGCCTAGTGTGGAGCCACCCATTAGCGCACCCGCGCCGACAGCATGCGCCCCAACTTCTCCGGCAACGCGCGCTGCGCCAGTTAGGCCCTTAGTAGCCGCCCCAGCGAGCCTCTCCCCGGGGTTAAGCAGCCCGATAATCCCCTGCACCCCGGCGTTTTCAAACCCAGCGCGTTCTGCTTCGGCGTCGCTTTTGCCTTTAGCTACTGCCTCGTCGTGTGCTTCTTGGTAGCCCTGCGCCGCGAAGATAGGCGCTACACCCGCGCCGCCAGTAAGAGCTCCCGCCGTGATTATGGGTACAAAACCACCCACCCCGCTCGCGACCTGTTCCGCCAAGTTCGGGTTACTCACCGCGTGTCGAGCCGCATCGGCCCGAAGTTGCGCCGCAGCTTTCGCTGCTAGGGCTTCTTGCTCTTTATCTTGACCTGTAAGGCGGTCTATCAGGGTGACGGGAGTAGGGATATATTCACTGAGTTTCTGCGCACCCTGTCCGGCGGCAGCTAAACCTGTCTCCAGCCCGCTAAGCGCGGAACTACCAAGCCGTTTCGCTTCACCCCAAACCCCAGTGTCTTGTGGCTTAGCCGGTTGCGGGGCGATCAACGGGCCTTGGTCCGGCTGCGGGGCAGTAGGCTGCTGCGGCACTCCCATATTGTAATAGGTATGCGCTACATAGGCGATAGCTTGGTCTTGCGTGGCGCCGTCGGGGGTATTGACGCGATACACCTTGCCATCAGGCCCCGTGACATTAAATGCTGGCATGCAAGTACCCCTTAATTAGTGTACAGGGGTAGCAGAGAAACCGGCAAAAGGCGACCCCGTATTCTGTCCTTGCGCACTATGGCCGTACTGAGCGCCGCCTTGACCACCCCCGGATATTTTACCGAGCGCTGTATATTGCTGAGCCTGTTCCGGGGGCATGCCAACTAGGCCGATAAAGTTCTGCCTATAGAGGTTGTTGGCGTACTGCACCTTTTTGGCTGGGTCAGTTATACCTTGATAGTCATAGTCCGTTTTAAGCTGTTCTATCGTGGCAGCCTGCGCCTGCCGGGCGCCCCCCATAACCTGCATAGTAATCTGGCGATTAGCCGCTGCGCCTTCGGCACCCGCACGCATACCTTCCGCCTTCAGCGCGTACCCGCCGCGCAGGTTCTCTACTTGGACCGCCGAGGCCGCGCGCTGCGCCTCAATAGCTTGCTGGCTCTGGCGATTGCGCTCGTCTTCCGAAGCCTTTGTCCCGATACCAAATACGGCCAGAGTTTCTTGAGCGCGCTGCGCCGCCTGTGTATTTCGACCGGCTTCGATATCTGCAAGACCCTTGTTGATCTGGTCCTGACGCGCGTAGATATCTTTCTCACCCTGAACATAACCCGGCACGGCGGCGGCGATCCCGTTAGCCAGACCACGAGTGAACGACGGGCTACTCATCAGACCGCTAGCAAGCTGTAGGAGGGCGATGCCCTGAACTTGGTTCTGCCCCTTGTCGGGGTCAGATTGCTGTTGCAATAACTGTTGCTCTCGCGCGTCGGCATACTTGGTCTGTGGAGCCCCAAACAGCTTGCTAACTAGGCCAGCATTATTCTGCGATAGCAGGCTGCTAGTATCAATACCGTAGGTAGAAGCAAACTGGTTATTAGCGGCGGGAGCCTGTGGGGAAGTGGTATTGGGGTCAGCCGTAGCTACTTGGGTATCCCCACTCCCGTCAAAGTGTTTAACATCCCCACCATCACCGAAAGCGATAATGCCACCCTGAGCGTACTGGTTGCCGTCGGTTTCCTTGAACATGTCATCAGGGATAGGAAGCGCCGCGACACCGCCCACACCATCCGACTGCGTACCGGGTACGGGGTTAGATACTTCACCGCCGATAGCCATATGCTGAACAGGAGCACTGGGAGCCCCTTGCGGGGCCATCATCTGAGGGGGCGCACCGAGACCCGCCGGAGGCGGTACGGGAGACTGGGGGTGAACCCCCTGAGGAGGAGCACCAAATGGCACAGGAGCCGCAGGCTTGGGCGGAGCCATAACTTGCTGGGCAACCGTCTGGTGGGGAGCCTGCTCGGCCTGCGCTGCACTGCGCATACGGTCGATGAACATACCAGCCATGATACCGGCGGTGGGATCAACAACCCCCAGCTGCATAGCCTGCGCGATGCGCTGCTTATCGCCGCCATATTCCATGGCAACAGCTTCAGGGGACTGAATCTTAAACGGTGCCGCTTCCATCATCGGTTCCCTTAACTAGCCAGCTTGCTGAGACCCAGCCCGGCAACACCCAACGACGCCGCTGTTTGGGCCGCACTTGGTTCCGCCATATACGTCGTTGACGTAGAGCTGGGGCTGATAGGCAGCCCATGCAGGATGCCACTGTAATAGCTAAGCTGCTGCATCGGGTAATTGAGCTGGTTCTGGAAGTTTAGGTACTGTTGGTTGAGCAATGTTTGGTTCTGGGCCTGCTGCTGCTGCCCCACTGCCGACTGCGCTTGCAGGTTCTGAAGGTTTGCATTCTGTGCAGCGGACCCGGCCCCTGTAAGAGCGTAAGCTGCTTGGTTAGCCTGCGAGAGACCCTGAAGACCAAGGTTAGCGCCAAACTGCTGGGCCTGCGACCCATATTGCTGTGCCTGAAGGGAGTTCTGAGCATTAGCTAGCTGCGCCTGCAAGTCCTGACCAGAACCCAACTGTTGAACGCCAAGGTTAGCCTGCAGGTTAGCCAAGTTAGCTTGTTGCCCCAGCTGGTTCTGTGTGTTGAACTCGTTCTGTGCGTTAGCGAAGGCGCCCTGCGTGTTGGTGGCGTTAATGTTGGCCAGCTGCGTTTGCAGGTTCATATTGTTCTGAGTATTAGTCAGCGCGGAATTGCTACCGCCGTATGTACCCTGTGCCGCCTGCGCGAGGTTATTCTGTACTTGATTCTGGTTGGCGTTGCGCAGTGCTGCCTTTGTCTGGACGTCCGTAACATTCTGCATGTACGGAGACATATATTGATTGACCGCGTTCTGGTCGAACTGTTGCGGCCCTTGGGCTTGGTAGTTAGTCAGGCTAGGCGCTTGCGCTTGCTGAGCGTTAAACTGCATCGGCGTGTACGTGTTACCAATATTAAGCGCCTGAGCGCCAGCCGTACTAGCCAGATTGGACGCCGTCCCATATTGACTGGGGGCTTGCAGCCCCATAGCAGCTTGCTGCGCGGCTAACTGATCCGGTGTAAAGTTAGCAACCTGCTGCCCTTGGTAGGGAGTATATGCCTGATTGGATAGCCCCTGAGCCTGCGCAAACGCCTGCATGACGTACGGTTGTGCGTACGCCGGAAGGTTAGAAGTATTAGTAGTAGACTGAACCTGCTGTGTGCCGCCACCGCCACTAGACATATTACGCTCCTATACCTGCGTCACCGGCAGGAAGTTCGAATAGCTGCCACAGCGGTTTGTAGCCGTCAGCCTTAAAAATCTTCGACCACCCAAGGCGGCCATTAGCTTCGATGCCGTCGCACTGGTTATCATAAGCCCAGCACTTCATTACCCGAAGCATCTCTTCTTTCCAGTCAAACCCATCTTCGCCGCCACAGAACATCAAATAGAGATACTTCTTGCGTGGGTAAGTAACAATCGTGGTTACGACTATGCCTTTTATAACCGACCCTTCGTAAGCAATCCAGAGTAAATACTTGCCGTCAAGGATAAGGTCTAGCACATCTTCCGGTTCAAAGCGACCATAGGAGTAGTCTGTCGATAGTTTTACGTAGTGCGCAATCTTGGGCCATACACCTAGGACACAGTCCATCGGTACTACGCTAACTTGGGCAGCCATTATGCGAGACCCTTGCGCAACCCAGTATCCTGACCGCGCTTAGCTTTCTTGCGCGCGTTCTCTGCCTTCTTCATAAGAGCGTATAGTTTCTGGGTGCCCTTACTGTGGCTACCACTGCCTAGGCGCGCTACCGCTTCGGGGTCGAACTTAACTTCATCACGCGCCACGCGGGCCTTCTGGGTGCCGCCGATACTAGCAGGGATAGAGTCGCTTACACCATCACCGGGGCCGTGCAGGGGGTGACCACCCCAACGAGCAAGAAGGTCTTGACCCGCACTACTACTACCGTTGCCCAATTCCGATACCGTGCGGGCATCCACAATGAACGAGCCGTCCTTAATGGGCATCGCGCCGCCACGGGCGTAATTGGAAATTGCCGGTAACCCCTTGATCTGGCTAGTGCCGTTAGGGTTGTTACCTACCTGTTGCGCGGGTGCAGGCGGCGGAATCTGCGGGGCTTGGAATTGGGGGGCGTTCATGTTTGCGCGCATAGCCGCAATCGGGTCTTGGGGAGCCATAAACTCGGGGTTATTGCCCGTGCTGGCCATAGTTTCCGCCGCAGGTTGGGGAACCGTCTGGTTCGGAGGAGAAGGTTGGTTGATTGGGCCACCAGAAGCGTACCCAGTGGGCATATTACCTACACCACCAAACTGATTGATTTTGTTCGCCGGGGCAGTCTCATATACGTACGGGTTGTTGTTCTTGTCCAGCAACTGCATGTTATAGGTATTGAAGAACTGCGCTTCCTGCGTCGGCGCTTGGTACACGCCGTTGGGGCCCATAACGAGCTGGCTGGCTTGAGGATTAACTGTACGGGGGGCATAATGATATGGCCCGTTGTAGATGGGTACTTGCTGCTGGGGGCCGCTACCGGGCGAGTGGGACATCATATCCGAGACACCACCGAGAAGGCCGAGGCCCGCAGCGTAGGGGGCGTACTTAGCCGCAGTGGCACTATCTAGTTAAGAGCCGGGTTCAAACGGTGCTCTGGAAGCCGCAATCGTGCGTTGAAGAAGATTACCGGAGTTTGCTAGGTTAGTAGCACCAGCAGCACCAGTAGCCGTAGCCGTACCGCCCAATGCGGAAGCAACGTCAGAGCCGTACAGCGCACTAGCCTCCTCGGCAGACAACCCCCCAAGTGCACCAGCAGCACCAGCAGCACCAGCACCAGCACCAGAGGCCGCGCCAGTAGTAGCACCCGTAGCAGCACTCGCACCGCTAGCCGCGCCCGAAGCCAAACCAGTAGCAAGCGAAGCGCCGCCGAACGCGCCGAGGCCAGCCATAAGGCCCTTGGTAAGACTACCAGTAGCGGCGGTATCAGCAGCACCCACAAGACCCGCTGCGGCAAGAGTTCCCACGCCGGGAATCATACTCAGCAACGCACCACCAAGCATAGGTAGCAAGCCGCTAAGGAAGCTAGCTTCGGGGAGGCCCGTCTCGGGGTTAATAGTCAGCGAACCACCAGCAGCTCTGGCGAGAGACTGAAGACCACCAACTTCACCGGGTGTCATATGGACGAGCATAGTATCTTCGCCGCGACCCCGCGACTGCACGTGCTTAGCCATCTGCGAATAGGGCATACTCTACCGTCCTCTAGTGTATCTTGACGCTTATACTACCAATTTGCCCAAAACCAAAGACCGGAAGTGGTGCAACATAAGTAGTCAGCGGGAACCGGCTGGAGATGTACTGCACTTCCAGAATAACAGACGGCGTGGCGGGTATAGCCGGAGTCACGCCCGCAGAATAGGTAACCGCCGATAGGGCCGCAACACTCGTCGTAGTCGCCGTGGACCCCCAGATAACCTCAATGTAGTCGTTCGCAGCAAGCTGAATAGTAAAGGGAGTAACCGCACACAATGCCGCAGGAGTACCGGCATTCTTTCGGGCCGGAATACTAAACTGAGTATTGGACGAAGCTATATCCGTGCCGTTCTTGCGAAACCAGAGGTTGATTAATTCAGTACCAGTAGAAGAACTCGTGAACTGAATGCTAGGTATGAACTGATACACGCCCGCATACTGCACGGTCACACGGCTATTACTTACTACACTGATCCCGTCTGGGAAGTTATTTACGTTATAGGTTATCGCAACTGCTTGGTCGATTGCCGAAAGTGTCTGGTTTGCTGTGCTCTGCAGGTCGTTATATGGTTTCCAGACGTTGCGCCCATCACCATAGAGGTAGTCGGCGTAGACGTTACCCACATCAACGTCGGTAGCTACCATGCGTCCGACTAGTGCCCCATATGCGATCAGGGCTGACGTCTTGATGCCGTTTGATGCTTGGTAGCCGATAGTCCCATACTGCGATTCAAGCGTTGTGGTGTTTACATCAGTAGCAGTTACGTTAGTTCCGGAGATCGTCGTACCCGCAAAAGAGCCGCCAATGAAAGTAGTGGCGGTGTACTGCTGTGCGTGATTAGGTGTAGCAGAGTCCAGCTGTGCAAAGTAAATCTCCAAAGCACGAATAAGCTGCCGCAGGTATTGCGGGTCGTACTCCCCAGAAGGGTTGGGTAGCGGAGGCGCTTTGAATTGATCTAAGGCCATAGGTTAACGCTTGCCATCAGCACGCACATCAAGTCTAGGTGAGCCCATCTGCCACTGAGACCCAAGTGCACTGGACCCAATCTGCAATGCCATCTGCCTCGCGCGGGCGCGAATAAACACCTGATCCGTGTATGGGGTTACGTTGACTGTAGTGAGCCCCGACCCCGTTACGTTAGCGTTGTCCTCGGGAAAATTAGAGGGGGTGTTACCGGGGAAGTTTCGGAAGTACATAGACATCGTAACTTGGGCGTTAGTGTTGGTAGACCCCTCAAACCCTATGTCGGGCACAAGGCGGCGACTAATCATAAACTGCTCGCCGTCGTCCAAGTCAAAATCATTAGAGCGGATATATGACACCATGGGTAGGCCGTCCGCATCCGCTCCGTCCTCGTGGTTGTACAGAATACCTGATTGGGTGGTAGTATTGTTTTGCCCCGTGTAAGCCGCCTGCGGCCAATGCCGAGTAGGCGTATCGAGCCAAGCAGTGCGCGCCAGCGTGCCATAATACCAGACCTTATCCAGATAATTGAATACTACGTACGCGTTGTTCCAACTAGAATCTGCTGTAGGGTAGAACCACCACACTTCGTTCCACTGCTCGTTAGTACCACACACAACTTGTTCAGCTTGGTCGTTATTGATGTTCATGAATACATGGTTGCGCAAAGTACACGGTAGCGTCTCTACTCGCCCGGTGTAGGCATAGAACTTATCTTGGCCCATCCAGTACACAATACTTGCTGCCGTAGCCGTACAGCGGGGGGATATGATTGAGATATTGTCGGCGTATTCTTGTAGTGCGAAGACAGAAGTTGTCCCGGTGAATTGAAGCGTATAAAGCGCTTGATCCGTCCATACGAGGATTTCCTGCCGGGTAGGCATAGCGCAGACGATACGCGAGCCGCGAGATACACGGATATAACCAGCAGCACTATAGGTCGTGCCATCAGCAAGCGTTCCGGGGGTCCATTGCGCCGGGTTACTCTGGTCAGACCAACGAATAAGCAGGGGATCAAAAGTCGAAGGGCTAGTCTGCCCGTATGGCACTGCGCCAAACGCCAATACAATCTGATACTGCTGTGCAACCATAGACTGCATAACTTGCGACGGAACCGCGTTGGGGTCGTAGTTTGGACTACCCATGTTTGTAGCGACTTGGGCCAACGTAATGGCTCTGGTGTTCAACGCAGAAGTGGGGTCAGTCGTAGCTCCGCGCGCCCAGTAATACATCACACCATTGCGCAGGTTAGCAATCAGGTCGTTGTCGTAGTTGCTAAGAAACCAATCATCTTGCTGTTCGTTGATACCACCAGCAGTAGAGCCCAGACCCCACGCATCGCGGCCCCAATCACCAGCGCCCCAACCATAACCTAGCGTAGCCGAAGCATTACCCGGCGGAATCTCAAATGAGATACTAATACCCGTGCCGCCCTGAGCAGAGGTAGTAGACGTAGCGTTGGTGGTCGTCACGAAAGTAAACGTATTAGCACCCGTAACTGTAATCTCTTGGTTACCATTGATCTGGCTTACCGGAATACCGCCGATAGAAGTGCCCGCCACCCCCACAATGGTTACAAACGAGTTGCTTTCTGCTCCATGCCCCGTAGCGAGTGTGATGGTTACAACGCTAGAGTTGTTCGTTGTGCTTACGCAGTTGTTGGTGTTGGACCCCGTTAACGTCGGGTTTGCGTCGCGTAGGGGTGTGATATCGCTGTAGTACCCATTACCAGCTTCAATATAGAGCTTGTTGTTGGTGCCCAGTGCGAGGAAGTTATCACTAAACGTGGTAACCCAGTTCCACATCTGACGGCATACGCCATAGAAGCGGTTAGTCGTAACGCTGACCCAGCCGCCCAATTTTTCGGGGAACCCGGAACGGAACCTGATTTGGTCACACGCATACCAGCCGCCTTCGCCAGAATAGTTAGTCTGGTCTCGGTTAACACCCGGTCGGAACTGTAGTTTAATAAAAGTCATTAGCGGAGCTCAGACCAATAATAGAGCGTTGGTGTGCCGTTAATTCTATAATACCCGTTGTTCGGTACGATGAACGCAATCTGGGCGTGGTACTGAAAGTCAGAAAGCGTAATCCACGTAGAGCCATCGTTGGAGACCTGAAAGCCGTACGCAGTATTACCGCTGTCTGCTTGGATAGCGACCATGATTGGCCGCCCCGTAGTGTTTTGGTAGCTGGTGTTCACCGAGCGGGCTGGAACCTGCCACGTTTGCCCCACGCCGATAATCGTTGAGGATGCAGCTGCACCGAGGGACGTCAAAGCCGCAGCTGTCGTATTAGCCCCAGTACCACCGTTCGCTACCGGTAGGATACCCGTAACCTGAGACTGTAAGTTGACGCCCGTGAGTGTGCCGCCAAGCGTAAGGCTGCCCGAAGACGTAACCGTCCCGGTAAGAGTGATACCATTAACCGCACCAGTGCCGCCCACAGAAGTAACTGTACCGCCCGGGTTTGTGGCCGCGATGGTGATACCGCCCGTGTTGGAGTTGGTAATGGTGATGTTAGACCCGGCGGTGAGCGTGGATAGCGCAAAAGCCCCGGTATTGGTGCCGACGGGAATCGTCCCCGCCGTAGGGGCGGTATTAAATCCCGTACCACCCGAAGCAATAGACAACGGGGTAGTTAGACCAGAGATGTTGCCGCCCGTAATGGTGGCATTCGAAGAAGTTATGTTAGTCGAGGTGATGTTAGATGAGGTGATGTTAGACGAGGTGATATTGGAGGAAGTCAGGCTTACACCAGAGACACTACCACCAGTAATAGCAACACCCGAAGCCGCTTGAGTGGACATAGTGCCGAGACCCAGCGCCGACTGCGCGGAAGCCTGAGTGTTACCTCCAGTACCGCCCGAGGCAATGCCCAGCGGAGAGCCGAGCGACAAAGACGATAGATAGGTAACTACGTCCTTCACGTTAGTGCCGTCGTTAAACACCCAGACGGTTTTACCTGCCGGGACGGCGATTCCAGTGCCCGTAGCATTTTTGACTGTAATAGTGCCATCAGTGCCGTTGTTGACGATGTACGCTTTCTCGGTAGACGGGACCACGAGGTTATACCCAGACGTGGCAGTGCCAGTGAGATTCAGCCGCAGGTTGCGAGCTGTCTGCGAAGCGTTAGTGTCCGTAAGCGTCAGTGTGACGTTAGCATTAGAGAAAGCTACATCCGCCGACCCAGTAATAGCCTCTTCAATAGCCGTGCCCAAATTAAGGTTGGTAACCGTACCCCACGTAGTAGAGTTTTCGCCGGTAGCCATGAGCTGGATTTTAAGTGTGGGGCTGTACGTACTAGACATCTTCGTTCCTTACGTCGGTATTTGAACCCAGACTACAGTGTTACCTTCGTTAATCTGTGCCCATGTAGCACTACTGCTTTCGTCTATAGGCGACCAATTAGGCGTTTGGCTCTCGTTAATTAAGCCCCATGCAAGCGGGGTAGAGATAAGTCCCTGTGCTTGTACACCATTTACTAGGGCTTGAACACTAATCTTGACGGAAGCCACACCGACTGCGCCAGAAGCAGAAACACCAGTAGCCGCGACATTGGCCGGGAAGGTAATACTGACCGACCCAATCGAGCCAGAAGCATTTACCCCCGTAGCGTTATTGTTAGCCGCACCAGAGGCGCTTGACTGGTCTACACTCCCAGAAGCAGAAACACCAGAGATGGATACACTAACCGTGCCGGAGGTAGTAGCGGCCCCGATAGAACCCGCAGCGGTAATACCAGAGAGTGTTGCGGTAGCATCCGCCGACGTACTCGCTGACCCAATCAAGCCAGAAGCAGAAACCCCAGTAGCGCTTACGTTTATTTGGACAGCGGCTGTGGCGGAACCAACCGACCCAAAAGCCGAGACACCCGTAGTGCCGACATTAGCTGCAGCGGAAGTAGTAGCAGAACCAACAACACCAGAGGCCGAGACCCCGGTAACCGCTATATTGGCAGTTAGGTTAGTAGCTACTGTGCCGAGCGAGCCCGAAGCGGAAACACCAGTAACATTTACACTGATGTTATTGGAACCGAGACTAGCAAACGGGGCCGCCGCAAAGGGGGTAAAGCCGAACATATATTACCCCCTTTCTTTAACTACTTGCTTTTTGGGCAGTCGTTCTCGCAGACGCAAACCCACTGGCTATTGTGGTGCTCTATCTGTTTAACCGTTGGCGCGCTATCCAACTTGCTATTGTACATGATCGGCGCAGCAATTCGGCAATAATCACTTACTGTTTTGGGCGGCATCAAACCGGCTGCGCAAGCGCTCGTCACGAACAGGGTCGGGAGTACTGACAGCTTCCTCAGCCTTGACCACATTAACATTCAGTACCTCCTCAACTTGCTGCCGCCCCTGTGCCTCTAGCTTGCTGTTTTGGTAAGCCGCGAACAGCTTGTTCAACAAAGAAAACAGGGACGACAGAAGCTGCAGCATGATTAGGCCTTCGGGGCTGCCGGAGCAGCAGGAGCCACAACCTTACCGCCATCAATGAAGAAAGCAGCAAGACCAGCGAGGGCCGCGACAACCGCCGAAATAGCCTGATAGGCCGGGGTCGAAAGACCAAGCGCGGTAGCGAAAACTCCAAGACCTGCGTACGAAGATGGCTGAGTCAGCATCTTCAGGATATAGTTAACGAAGTTCATTTCACTTCTCCTACTTGTTTAAGCCAAGCCCCCGCATCAAAACTGGGGCAGGCTTTCTGTACTCCCGGCCAATCGTGATGTCCAAGGATAATAATACCGGGGTATCTTTCCTTGTATATCTTAACAATCTCTAGAAGTGAAGCCTTCTGGGCGTCTGTGCGCGTGTCTTTGGGGGTCTTGTTGTCCTTGCAGACACCGCCTACGTAACATACACCAATATTGCCGGTATTATGACCACCCACATGAGCACCAAGCTGGTCGTCTTTAAGCGTCTGATGTTTTGATCCATCGAGTTCTACTACCCAGTGGTAAGATGTCTGGCCGAATTTGGCCTTGTCCCAAGCACAAAGCTGCTCCGCAGTAACGAACCGCCCCTCGGGAGTGGCTGCACAATGAATGGTAAGGTGCGTTATAGGGCCAAGCTGTGCCATTACTGACTCCAAGGCAACGGGGGTGTTACTACAGGCGGCGCGGAAATAGCAGCAAGCTGCGTGTCCACATTCCCCTCGCACTGCGCCACACCGTCGGGGTCGAGGGATTCCTGCACCCATCCGGTCACTCGATCCTGCGTCAATTCTGCGTACGGGATATACGGCTCTGCGGGATCAAGGGTGACTTGAGTGTTGCCGCTGGTGCTGCAAGTATTCACCCCGTCTGTCCCAGACAGCATCCAATAGACCGCAAACACGACATCGGCGTAGCTATCCTGCGTGGGGTAGCAGTCCATCCGAGTGATCGTCCAAGTGTAAGTGTTTGCCATTGGTAGCCCTTAGAACATGAGAAGCATTGCGCTAGTCGCTGGTTGCTGTTTGAATGAAAATGCTACAGCACCCAGATTATTGCCGCCACTGAATGTAGCCGTTCTAGCCGTTGTTGTGCTTGCTGTGGCTTGGTTTTCATCGACAATTAGCAGCCCGCCGCCGGTTCCCGCGACAGCCGCCTGATTGATGCGTGTCGTAGTGCTGGCCGGGGCGGTGATTGTGGTATTAACGGATGCAGAGCAACCATACACCGAAATGACAAGATCATTTGCCGCCGTGGTCGTTTGGGTGTTTGTCGCAATCGAAGTGGCCGAGGCGCTGGCGTAAGTCGCGGAGGTATCTATGCCGTAGATGCCGCGATAGCACAGCATGACTGATCGTGCGGTAGCAGACCCACCGGCCAGCGTTACAGATGATTCACTGGCCCCAGCGAACTTATAGAACGCATACGCGTAGTTACCCGCCGAGATAGCAGTCCAGCCAGTCGGTGTGGATGTTAATGCACTGCTGCTTTCTAGACAGATGACCAAAAGATCGCCCGCAGCGTATCCGGCAGGGACAGGAACTGTAGCACTAGCACCAGTCTGAATAGCGCCCGCTGCAATGTATGACCAGTTCTGCGCCATATTACTGCTGCGCCACGGCTACAACGTCCCAGAAGCTATCCTGAGAGTTGTAGATGCACCCGACATATAGAACCTTAGAGATAACCGTTGTTGCGGGAAGCGTTACGCCCACAGCGCGATAAGCGCCCGAAGTGGTCGTCCAAGTCAACGCTTGTGCCGTGCCGTTGTCCTTGAAGCGGAGCATCAGTTTTTGACCGTCCACCGGAGTGCCGCTTGGGGCCGCGATAGTGGCAGTGGCAGCAAGGGCCGTCACGGTGTATTGGTTAGTCGTACCCGCAGTCGGCGTGATCGTGCTGCCCGAGGTGGTAGATGCACTAAGACCCTGCACCGATCCGTTGATGGTGACGACACCGGGGGCCGCAGTGGAGCCGATAGCAATGGCCGTGGTTGAGCCGCTTAGGCCGCCCGTGCCGATGTTGACGGTTTTGGTATTGCCGGAGGTGGTTGCTGAGGTTGAATAATTCGCAGTGGTAGCCCCATTCGGGCCTGTGATATTAATAACACCTGTTGCGTTGAAAGTACCGCCGCTTACTGTTAATGCGCCGAGCAGCGCGTTATCTGCGCCGATTGCGTAAAGATTGCCCGACCCACTTACATTTGTGCCTCTAGCCGGGTTTTTGAAATATGTACCATAAATGTTAGTGACGGTAATAGCATTCGTTGCAGCATAAGTCTCTGTATCAAACAAGTTCATGTAGGCGGTTGTTACGGTGCCAGATGCTACGGTGCTATTGTCTGTGAATGTTGCCGCAGACTGGATCAGACCGACGCCATTGGTAGACCAAGCCGCAAGCGTAGCGCCGATGGGTGCGAAAGTAATGCGCCCGTTTACCGTGGTGGTTTGGGTCGCGCCTGATACGGACGATCCGATAGTGATGGCTGTCGTGGAGCCGCTTAGACCGCCCGTACCGATGTTGACGGTTTTGGTTGAGCCGGAGGTGGTTGCGGCGGCTGAATAGTTATCGGCATGGGTGGAGGTCAGCGTTCCGAGGTTGACACTATCAGCACCCAAGGCATATTTGGTCGTTGCCGTGACATTCGTGCCCGCAGTCGGCGCTGTAAAATACGTCCCATAAAGGTTTGTGACCGTAACGCTGGTATTTGTCGCGGCGTAAGTCTGCGCGCCAAACAAGTTCATGTAGGCGGTCGTCACCGTGCCTGATGCGGCGGTGCTGGTGTCGGTATATGTCGTGGCGCTCTGGATCAAGCCAACGCCGTTGGTCGTCCACGCCGCCGCAGAGGTTGCCGTGCCGCCGAACGTGGCGGCATCCTTGGAGATTTGTTTCTCGGCGGGGTAAGTGCAGAACACCGTAGACGTGCCGGACAATGTGATGGCCGCACCGGAATTGCTAGAGGACAGGATCGTTGTGCGCGAAAGCGTGGTGCCGGAAGCGGTGTAAGTGCCGATCCCGACTTCCCATGCCGAGCCGCTGGTCAGCGTGTAGTAGGTGGTGTTACCGTCACCGATAGCCGCGAAAGATTGAAACCCCGTGGGCGGGGAGTTGGCAAGTGTGATCGTCCCCGTGCCCGTGGTTGTGGTCGTATCCTGAACGCGGTCAGCAAAGGCAAGAGCCATTATGCAATCCTAATAATGGCAGTCGTATTCGTAGCCGACGGGAATATCACCGTAAAGTTACCATTAGTCGCGGTCGTATCAGCACCGAAATCCAACACGCACACCGCAGAATTGGTAAGGGTGGTGTTAGCATTGCTGTTGGCCTTCGGAGTGCTATTGTAGATCATAGCCCCACGCGCCGTCAGGGTGACGTTAGCAAAAGTCAGGTTGCTGAAGTTAGTAAACCCAGTACCCGCCGACGAGGAAGTGTTAACCGCAGTCACGCCAAGATTGGTTAGGGCCGCGCCACCTGCCGTGTAGTTTGTACCAGTAGCTTCACCAGTGGCCGTGTAAGCCGTAGCGTTAGCGTCAATCGTGGACGACGACGTGTACAAAGCCATCTTGAAAGTGCTGGCGCCCGTCTGGCCAGTAGGGCGGAAGTCGTGCACGGCGAGCATTACCTCGCCTTTGAAGCTGGTGCACATTGCTTGCGTCAGAGCCATATTAACCGTTCCTTCTTAAGTAATCCGCCGCCTTAAGAACGGCTTCCAAGGTATCACCGAGCATACCGAGCCCACGATTACACTTATCGCATAGAAGCCCGCGCACTTTGCTTGTATCATGGCAATGGTCTACTGAGAAGTGCTTAGTACGTGTACCCAGAGTATCTGTGCCACAAACAGCACACGCGCCACCTTGCTGTTCTAACATTTGGGTATAGTCTTCGACAGTAATTCCGTACCGGCGCTTAAAGTTCGTTCGGCGGTCCTTCTCCTGCGCCTTTACTTTGTTGTTTGCCCGCCACTTCCTAGCGTACGAGTTCATACATGGTTTGCAATAGGGGTGGCCGTTTGTGTGCCTTCTCGACGGCGGATTACCAAAACTATCCAAGGGTTTCAGCTCTCGACAGCTTTTGCACTCCTTTAGCTCCACAACTAGGCATCCAGTATCGGAATGAGCTCAGGGTGCCCTAGTCGGTGAAACTTGTTTACCAGCGTCACATTACGTGAGTTTACGGCCTCATGTAGGGCACCCACCAGCACCTGTCGGATACTGTCCTTGAAGGCTTCTACTTGGTCGCGGATGGCCGGGTGAGCATTGCTACCCACGAAGATTATCTTATCCAGCGCCATCTCTGCGATCTCCTCGGGCGTATACCCGCGTTCGCTAGTGGTTCTAACGGTAACAGTCCCGCCTGTAATAGAGGCAATGCTATCTAACATACGTTCCCTTTGCGCTTACTTCACCGGATATCTAACCTGAGGCGTCCTGTAATTATCCTCGCGGTTCTTACCCTCAGCGTATTCCTTAAGGAGTGCAAGAGCTTCGTCATACCGCTTCTGATACTGAGCAATAACGTCTGCTTCACCCTTCATATAGGTATACGCTTCCAGTAGCGAACCATAGAGCAGCACTGAGTCAAAATTGTTACCGAGCCACGAGGTATTGGAAACCGTGATTGACGGCGGGTAGTAGAAGTAATGTAGCTCCATCTGATAGGCTTGGTCCGGTGTGGGGCCTAGAAGGTATGAGTTCTGGTCGAACATGGCGTAGTGTGTCGGGGTACCCGACGAGTTGGGGTAAGGGAATGCCTCACGGATGAAGCTGACATCCTTGTTAAGTAAATAACTATAAGCCCCCGTAGTGGGATCAATTACCGCCAACGAGAAATTGGCTAGCCAGTCCGAAGGGACGGCAAGGTATTTATTAGACCCCGTCGTGCTGCCAGTTACATTCTTGCGGAGTTCCAGCAGCTGAACGGAGTTGAAAATACGCTGCTCAGCTTCCATAATGAACGTATTGATCTGTTGCGTAGTCGTAAGCCCACCCGAACCTGTGTTGGCTGGGAAAGAGTTTTCTGTGTACGCAACAATCGTCTCAACGAGCGTAGGGTAGTCCATACCAATTAGCCCATCTTGGTGCTATGTTTATTACCCTTGGTAGCCGCACCAGTTCCGCGCGTCTTTACCGTCTGAGTGCTAGCTACGTTGTTGGGGTAGCCATTGTTACCGAGGTCGGTGTTTTTGCCGCCAGAGGCGGAATGGGGCTTGGCGTAGACGCTGGCAGCACCAACTTCTTTACCGCCCATTTTTTTGCTAAACTTAACCATTCTTGTTCACCTTGGTTTCGTTAACCTTGACCTTCTTGACTTCACTCTTTTGATTGGCAATCTTAGCAAGATTACGCCCCAGCTTCCTCAGCTGCTCGTTAGTTTTACCACCCTTAGCCATGACTTACTCCTTAACTAATCTGCACTGTTGCAACGCCGATCTGTCCACCCGCTTGTAGCGCATTTTCGAGCCCGGATAAACCCAGAGGATTATTAAGCCCTACTGGATTCCAACCCCATTGAATCACTCTACTACCTTCGCTCGGGTTTCCGTTGATGTTCAGACCCGCTTGGTAGTAGCTATGATCCCCGCGCGGGTTACGGATAGCTTGTGGGTCATCAACTGGGTACATGCCAAGTTGCAACTGCGGATGGTCCGGGTTCCAGCATTCGGGGCAAGCGAGAGTATTTACGTTTTTGGTTTTAATGACGAGCTGTTTCAGCTCCTTGAGTTTATATCGCTCACCGCAAATATCGCATTCTGAGATTGCCCACTTACCAGAGGCAAACCGATTAGGCATCTGCCTTCTCCTTCGCGGGCTTAGCCTCAGTCTTCATAGAGGCCCGAATAGCCCGCAGCTCATATGCAATATCCACACGCCGCCCCTGTACTTCCTCGGGTATGGGGTTGCTGGGGCCGCCATACTTACGCCCATCTGGACTCGTCAGCGGATACTGCAAAGCTACATTGATTTGCTCGCGCTTGACCACGGTGTAATCTTTAATAGCGGCTAGAAACTCCGCCGCCTCGCGGTTACGCGTAACCCATGTGTACTGTACGGCCCAGCGTCTGCCGTTGGGCGTGCGGCAGTCGGATGTTTTTATTGCGCCTCCAAACCGCTTCAGGAACAGTTCCAAACACGGCAAGCTAGTCTGCGTTACCGTTGCGTGAAGCGAAGTCCTAAATCCGTGCCTACACTTCTTCTCCTTGGAAATCTCTACGATAACACACCCTTCACCGTCGAAGAATCCCGCAGCCCAAGCTAGAAACAGTTCATCCCGCATATATCACCTAAAGTACTGGCGCGGGGCAATCCGCAGCGCAGCTTTCTCTCGGTCCTCGTCAGCGGCCAACTGCCACTGCTCGTCGTACATCTGCTTGAGCATCGGGATACGCTGCATAGCATCGGGAAGTTTTACTGATAAATGGTACGCAAGACCCGCGATCATGGCCGGAAGGAAGCGGAAGGGGATATCCTCGGTCTCAACACCGCTACCAGCATCCTGAATGCGGCGCAGCCGCCAGTAGACAAAGGTATAATAGTTGCTCTGATCTGGTGCGGGCCACACATTGATTGTTGGGTTCTGAATACCCGTAGGCGTAGTGGCGCCAGATTGTCGGTTAATCCACACCTGAATAGGGCGCCCCTGCGCGTTCTTGTTAGGGATCGTCGAGTAGGTATCGACACTGATACGAGTGATATTAATATCCGTCTGCTGCACACCAGTCTGAGTGCGAATCACATGCTCGGCAAGATCAATAGTGTCCACCGGGAGCGTGTAAGTAATCTGCCCCTGCACCATAGGGATCGAGCCCTGCTCGATAGTCCAGAGATTAATACCCTTATTGGCCCACTCTACAGTAAGCAGGTTCAGGCTGCGCCGCGCAGTGCGAAGATCATAACCAGTGCGAACCTCGGCACCGCAACGCTCGAAGGCTTCCTCAACAATATCGTTGAGGTTCATATTGAACGCAGAGGTACCAGTAGTCGTCATTTAGCTGGACCTTGTGGAAGTGCAGCAAGGCCGCCGACTGGGGCGGAAGTCTGGCCCGGTACCCCGCTCATAATCATTTGCCCCAACTGCTGGTTAGTAGCGTTCAGGGGGGTACCGCCGCCCATACCAATATTAGCGGTGGCAGGATTAGGGTGGACCTGACCATACGGCGAATTAATAACTTGTCCGGCGGGTACCGGGCCACCAAGCGGGCTCATCTGGCCCGGAGGCGCATAGCCCGGAGGCACCATGCCTTGCCACCCCTGAGGAAGCTGTTGCGGTTGTCCCGGCTGCATCTGACCCCAATGGTGACGCTGAGCATCCTGATCCATACCCGGATGGTGCATAAAGCCCTGCGGCCCCTGCCCCGGAGTCGGACCGCCCATAGTATACCCGGGGGGTACCATACCCTGCCAATTAGAAGGAAGCGGTTGTCCCGACCCTTGGGCCTGACCGCCAGCGCCACCACCACCGCTCATTTCTTCTTCCTTACACCAGAGAGGACCTGCGCGAACCGTGCGCGCTGGCCGAGTTTACCGGGCTTCTTAGCCGCAGCAGCAATCTTGCTCGCCGGGATTTTCTCGCCCTTGGGAACACCGAGCTGTGCGTGAAGGGCACCGGGCTTCTTGATAGCCTTCTTGATGTTCAGCTTGGCCTTACCACCCTTAGCATACTCGGACACCTTGTCGGGGCTATCCTTGCGGGTGATGGTCTTGCCCTTGGGCATCTTTGAGGGGGACATATCCCCCATACCACGACTCGGTCTCACGGTCTTCCCCTTAGCTTCGCCGCCCTTCTTGAGACCGGCATCTTTCGGCAACTTCTGCCCTACAATGTTAGTAGTGTGCGCGCGGTTTACGTACCGCTCCTCGCGGCCCTTCATAGGGGAGTTAATCGAACGCGGGAGACGCTCGCCTCCAATTTTCCCCGCACGGGGCATCACCTCAGTGCGTTCGACGCTTTCGTCGTTGGGATTATTGGAGGCGGCCATCTTAGCAAACCTTCGTCTTGGTCTTACCCTTGGATTCGATACCGCCAGCCGACGTACGGAACACCGAACCGCCCTTGGCGTACTTCTGACCAGGGCCCTTGGTCTCCTTAACAGTCGGGCCGCTATCGCTCTTGTTGCCAGTAGTCAGACCGCCCTTGGCGTACTTCTTCATCACGCCGCCCTTCTTCTTACCAGTAGTCAGACCAACCGATTTACCATCGTCGTCTCGTGCCCCAAGAGCGCGGGTCTTGCCCTTCCTAGCGATGCCGTCATCCGCCTTCTTGTTGGGCAGCAGGCCGCCAGAGGCTTTCCGCATACCACCACCGCTGCATGCTTTCTTCACAACCTTACCGCCCTTCTTCATACCCGGAGCACCGCCGGGAGCCCCACCAGACATATCAGGACCAGCGCCACCAGCGGGCGGAGCAGGAGGAGCACCAGCACCCATAGGGCCCGGGCCACCGGGGCCACCGGGGCCACCAGCACCGCCCAGCGCAGCGCGCATAGCAAGAGCACGACCAAGACCGGCAAGGGCCGACTTGGCACCACCCGCCGGTTTACCTTTACCCATCTTCATCGACTTAGCCATTATACTATCTTCCCTTTGGTTTTACCACGTTCAGCGATACCGTCGGCCCGCTTGGATACGGAACCCCCAGTTTTGAACTTCGTGGGCTTCATGCCCGGATGGTCGTGCTTCTCATGCTTATGGATCATGGAGGCGATCATCTTTTTGTCTTCTGCGGCGTCATCGTGCTTAGCCATTTTTGTTCTTCCCCATATCGTCGATCTTCGTCTCAAGCCGTAGGATGCTAGCATCAATCCGGTCTACGATCCGATCCAGAGCCGAATTAACTTCCGCACGAGTGACGTGGTCCCGAGCAAACTCCTCACGCGTCCGGTTCACTAGAGTAGTCAATGCGTCTAGATGGCTTAGCTTACTCTGCACGAGAAAGCCAGTAATAGCCAGAAGGCACATCGTAACAAGGTTCCAAATAGTAGGCATTTCCATGCTAGCAATCCCACGCGCGAAGAGATTTATTGATGCGGCTATTAGGGTCGTTGGCTGTCTTCTTTGACGTCAACTTCTTCTTCATCCCGGACATCCGGGCACAGAATGACTTTTTGCGTGGGCCACCTTCGGGCTGCGGGGCCTTCAGCCCCGGCTTCCCCGGATTGGCCTTGTTGTAGGAGGCGCGGCCCTTGGCATTGAGGCCACCTTTCGGGTTCTTGCCTTCCTTACGGGTCCAAGCGGGAGTCTTAGCCATTACGCAGCCTCCTCGACAGCCGGGACGATCATCGGATATAGGACATCATTACCAAAATTACCGACGTACTCCTGCACGCCCATATGACCCAGCGAGATGGTGGGGTCGATCCATACCTCATAACCAAGCTCGCGGGCGCGGTCACAGAACAGGAAGTCTTCGCCTACGTAGCCTTCTTCGGTCAGAGCGAAGTCAAATAGGCAAGGTACCATGCGATTGGTTCGCGCATCGTGGTACTTCCACTCGGGGTGGGCTACTGTCATATCCTCAAATACTTTGCGCTGTACCAGCATAAATGCGGTGGCTACGCGCTTGGCCCGTACTAGACCCATGCCGTTCATAGAGAGCTGGCCGTCCTCGTCGTGGTCGAGAGTAGCGATATAAACTTTGTCGGTGCTGCGAGTGCGAGGCACAGCAGCTACAATACCCATGTTAGGGTTCTCAGCCCACGCCATCAGGCGGAAGATATCTTCTGGCTCAAAGTTGATATCGGAGTCAACGAACAGCAAATAGTCACAGTGCGACTCAAGCAAATCCTGCACAAGCAGGTTGCGGGCGCGGGAAACGACCGAGCATCCGCAGATGCTCCCGATCTGGATATCAATACCGTGGGCAGCCGCCTTACCAGCAAACTGAGCCAACGACACCGCCAGCTTCAGAGATACCTTAAAATCATACGCCGGAAGAGCTACAAAAATGCTCTTACCAGCTAAGTCGAAACCCTTTTGCGCCCGCATATATCACCCATAAATAACCGTGGCGGATGCCACGTTGGTGACCGTACCATATACGCCAGTGCGGGCAAGTACACCTTCACCGGGAAGCAAAAGGTAAGTATTACCCGCATTAGCGGCTGTAGGGGTGTTGATCGTAGCAAGCGTAGCCCCACCATTACCGTCGGTAATAACTACAGACCCAGCAGAAGCGCCGCTAACAATGTACACGCCTTTAACGCGCACACGACCAATATTGACGCTACTCTGGTCCTGAAATGCCCCCGTTGAGGTGAGGGGCTGGCTTACTTTGACGTCTGTTTGCATGGTCATTCGCTTTCTCCTTCAGAGATTAAACTCTAATTAGGAAGTGGCGAACGGAGTAGCCAGCGTGCCCGAACCAATGATCTGCCCCTGCACCAGATAGGTGTTGGCCGCAATAGCAACAACGCTGACAACCGAACCAGCAATACCGCCGGTCGTGGTGCCGTTCAGATTGACCGAGCGAATCGTCGTACCATTAGCAACGTACGTGCTGGTAGCGCCGCCAGCGGCAGCAATGTCCACCGAACCAAGCAGGTAGTCGCCAGTGCCGGTAACGATCTTAACCGCAGTGGCAGTCGAAGGCAGCACGAAGTTGTACACGACGCCTTGGTTGTTGGTATTGGAGGGGTCCTGACCGGGGCCGGACGACTGCCCGTTAGCAGTAACATTAACCGCCGGAAGAGTGATCGTGGCGGTAGCCGCAGTAATAGACAGGTAACGACCCGCATGCAGAGCGGGGTCAAGCGTCAGCGTAGCAGTCGAAACAGGAACGACTGCACTGGGGCCCTGCTGGTACAGGCCCGACAGCGAACGAACGGGACCCTGAAAAGTAGTACGAGGCATGATTTATCTCCGCGTAGTAGCACATCCTCGTACAGTCTCTACTACGTCTGCTAGGCCAGTCTGTACGAGTATTAATCCTAGACGTATTGCTGTGGTACCACGTTGTTGTGTAGTTGGAAAGTAGTTATTTGTAGCGGAAGACAAGTCCCGCGTGCGGGCCTTTAGCTAGAGGCTTACCGGATACTAGCGCACGCCGCAGCGTGGGCATCTTCAAGCCGTAGTAGTTGAGCACCGCCGTCAGACTAGGAAACTCAGTATTAGTAGTCACTTCCATTACGGCTTTGCTCATCTTCAACTTAGACTCTTCTGTGTGCTGTTTGCCCAGCCAGTTCTGATTGCCTGTGTTGGCCTCCGCCAGCTTGCGGCGGTGTTCTTCGGTACGGGCGTGCCCCTTTGCATTCTGATTACCCTTAAGCGCTTCAGACATACGTTTCCGCGTCTCTTCAGAAGGCACGAACTTACCCCCGCGCCCCTCGGCCAAAACGCGCTGTACTTTAGCACTGATTTTGGCTTTAGTTTCTTCCGCGTGTGCTTTACCCCGGCGTGGCTGGTAATCGGGGTCTTCATACCGCCGCTTTACACCGGCAGATATAGCCGTGAGCTCACTTTCTTTTTTGGGGCGTTCAAAATTAGGGTGCAGCTCTCTAGCTACCCCACGCCACGGTGCACCCGACCGAAGCCCCGCGTTATAGCAACACGGTTGCCCGACATACTCTTGCAGCCAACGATCTTCCGCCGCTTGTAGGCTTGCTACGTCTGCGACTTCTTCCATGATCTCAAACTTAAAGCACTCCTCACCGTATTTATTCCATGCGGCTTGAAGATGCGGTGTATGATGAACCCCCCGCCGAAGTTTGCTGCGGTGTGTACGGAACCGCTCCTTCGAGTTGATGGTACTCCCCACATAAAACTTTTGGTTAACTATGTTGCGTATGCGGTAGATGACGGGGTGAGTGGATTTAGACACAGGTAATCTCCCATTCGGTATAAGTCTTATATACAAACAACACCGAGTGGGTCAATACCTAAAAAGAAACCCCCCGGATTTCTCCGAGGGGTCTCCAAAAACCTAGGGTTTTTAAAGGTTTAGCCCTGCGAGCCGTAAACCCCGAGCGGATCAGACCATCCGAAGCTATAACGCTCACGGGCCTTGTAACGGACGTTGCCCGTGTCGAAGTCTCCATCCATGGAGTTCGCCAGCGGCGAACGGACGAAGTGCTTCAGACCGTTAGGAACGTCCGTGGTCAGGAACCACGACAGGTTGTTGGTCAGGAAGTGGTTGACCGCGTAACCATCAGGGATCGACCCGTTGTTCTTCAGGGCGTTGACGTCGTTATCGGCAGTCGAGACGCGCAGTTCGGTCTCAAGCAGTCGGGTAGCAACGAACATCAGGCTCGGGGGAACAATGAGCTTCTTCGGCTTCGCAGCGATCAGCAGGCCACGTTCGTCGGTCCAAGCGGCAATCTGAATCACGGCGGCTTCGAGGGCCGTCTCGTTCAGGTCAGCGTTGGTCGCGGAGGTGTTGCTGTTGACGCCACCGGTAACCACCGGGTGCGAGGTCGAGAAGAGGGGCTGACCATCACCACCAGCGTAGCTCGAATTGAACCCGTTGTTGAGGATGTTAGCGCCCTTAACCTGCTTGGTATAGGCCATGGCGCGAGCCAGAGCCTTGGTGTAGCGGGACGACAGCGAGTCGTAGAGGTTATCCTCAATCGCTTCTTCCGTCAGCGAGAACCCGAGGGCAATCGTTTCGTGGTTGTAGCGAGCGGTGAAAACTTCCTGCGCGTTGTCGTACGCAATAGCCGAACCTTCGTTCTTAACCGGAGCAGCCGAGAAGCCCGACAGCTTGGTTTCTTCTTCGAACGAACGCTCAGAGGTCTCAGTCTCGAAGATTTCCTTATGCTCTTCGCCGTAGCGAGCATATTCCAGACCGAACAGGGCGTTCAGACCGGGGAGGAGTTCCTTGAGAAGTTGTGCGCGTGAAATCGCCATGATTTAATCTCCTTACACGCCGGTCGGGTTGAGGTACTGGTGCATACCCTGATTCCACTTGACCACGACTTCCGTATAGGTGCCGGGGGCAGACTGGGTTTCAGAGATGGCGTCGATAACGCGCACCGGGAACGTGGAGGTGGTGCCAGTGGTGCCGCTAATAGCAACGCCGGAGTCACCAGTGATCGTGTTACCAGCGTTCTGAACCAGCACGGCGTTCTCACCCACGTTAGCGCGAGTGACATAGCCAATGGTGGTACCAGACGAAACCACGGCCACCTTGTACAGCGCGTCCGGGTCATCCTGCACAAAGGCAACGGTGTCGGTCACGTTGGTGGTACCGGGGTAGTACTGGCGGAAGGTCTTGCCGAACACCGGGTCGGTGAACGAGCAACCGAGGAACACGCCCACGGGGGTAGCAGCCGAAGTACCGGTGTCCTTGTCGAGCGTACCGCCGCTGTTGAGCTTCACGACGTCACCAAAGTAAATGGCAGTCGAGGAGTTCACAGCAATGGGGATCGAACGAGTGGCACCAGCAAACACCTGCCCGCCGATCAGATTGATCGGAATGAGGCCATAGGGCCCCGTAACAGAAGGATATGCCATATTCTAAGCTCCTAGCTTAAGATTTGCCTTTACCAAACGACGTCGTAGACCGCTTCTCACGGAACAGAGGCATACGAGAGTCGTTCTCTTTCATGAAGTTATTGTCTACGGCGTCCGACTGAGCTGCGGTGCTGTTGGCGTAATACTCACGCCGCTGTTCCACAAATTCGGTCGGGGCTTTACAGAGCAACAACCCACCTACTTCGATATTATCCTTGAACCGGCTATCCGGGTCAGCGAGCATCTTGAACTTAGGTTGTTCTTCGATCCCCACTGCCTCCCAGCCCTCACGAAGAGCTGCAGACAGATTACGGGGGTCTTTCATACCCAAGGTCGAGACACGCACCCAACGGTAGTCGTATCCGGGCTGCCTGTCGGGCTCCGGCAACAGAGAAGCTGGCTGCCACTTTTTAGGACGCGAGGCGTCTTCACGGGTATCCAGTTCACGAGTCAGTCGATTCTGTGTCATGTTTAACGCTCCATCTTCATAACTTCCTGAGCATATTGCTCAGGCGTAAGGCCCAGTTTCTTCGCAATCATAATCTGTGACTGCTTCAGCACGATCTTTTTGGAGGATGTACTTCTGGAGGCTGGCGCGACAACATTCGCAGTCCGGCTGGCCTGTTTGGTGCCAGTAGGCTTTTCAGGTTCCCCGAAGTATTCAGGGAAGCGCTTGCGCATCGTTGTGTCGATGGCTTGCCAATATTCGTCAGTACCGGCGTGGTTGTTACCATACTGCTTAATGAGCTTTTGATGAAGCCCAAGTGCCGCAGCGGTCATTTCTTCATCCGAACCCCACCACTCATTGCGCTCTTGCCACGCCAGTGCTTTACGGTCAGGAGTAGGTACATTAACCTGCGGTTGTGGTAGTTGTACTTCAGGCTCAGTGTTTTGTAAAGTAGGCTGGTAATTACTTAGCTGATTAAGCCTATAGCTAGCGTTCTGCATGGCTTCTTGGGCGGCGATCAGCTTTTCAGAGTCACCAGACTCATATGCTTCCTTGTACGCGCGCCTTGCCTGTTCAGCTTCGAGCTTGGCTGCCTGCTGCCAGCTACCCACCAAAGACTGCTCGCCCTGCGACAGGGTTGCTTTCAGGCGGCGGTTTTCGTCGAAGATGCGCTGAGCAACAGAGATGGCTTCCTGCTGTTCACGGAAAGCCCGTTCCTTTTCCCGGCGCTCATCGTGCCAGACCTTCTTCATCTGCTTGAGACGAGTCTTTACCTTATCGGAATACTCTTCAAGCTCGTCGGCATCCAACTCCTCGACAATATCCTTAGGCATAGGCTCTCGCCCACGGTCCTCCTCAGGAGTATCGTCCTCTACTTCAATTACGGGTTTTTCCTCGCCTTCGATCTCAAAGTCGAAGTCGTCCTTGTGTTCAATATTCATTGCTACCTCCATTAACCCCGACTAATTCCACGGGGGTCTTCAACGACAGCCTCAACAGAATCGTCGTTAATCAGGCGAAACTCACGACCATGAATCTTCACCCGGCTGCCCGCATGAGGGCGCGTAAGAATGAAGTCACCTTCCTTACACCACGGACCGCTGGGGAACCGCGAGGCATCCTTGAAAGCATCAGGGCCGACCTTGAGCACAAACAGTACCGGAGTAGTGAGCTCTTCGTAGTGCTTGGTAATATCGGCCTTAAACAGGCCGCCAGCCGTCTTCTCTTCCACCTCGGGGATGGCGCAGAGGAGCCTATAACCAGAAGGGTCCGGAAGCTGCTGAGCTTTGCGCTCGTCGTCCTGCGGGAGGATGGTAGCATTGTCGATGTCGTTAACATCGGAGGCGAGAAAAATCTCGGGCATCTCAGGAAGGGTATTGTCCCCTACAGTATCAATCATCATCTTGTTCCATTCGTTGCGCGGTGTCTGCAATCAAAGTATTCGCCATCAGCAAACCGCGATAAATGCCAGCAGCGTACTTATAGGCACCGAAATCCTCGGCACGGCCCATAGCCGTATCTTGTTCGATTACCCTAAGTTCTTCTTGTATCTTGCTTGAAAGATACTGGAGTAGGTCATTACTCATTCGTTATCCTCTGTTTGAGAGTCATCTTCGTCAGGCTCTTGTGGTGCCTGCGCTTGCTGCGCCTGTTGGGCGTTCTGAAGTAGGTCCATGCCGTGTTGGTGGGCTTGTTGCTGTTGCTGCAGACCGAGCTGGCTTGCCTTGTGCACGCTATCCCAGTTAAGTTGCGTGGACTTGTATGCCGCGTCGATGCCCGCTTGGAGGCCCGACATCTGGCTCTTCATGTCGATATTAGCCTTATCAGAGGCGATCTTGGCACCTGCTTGGAGACCCGCGATTTCCTTCGACGCTGCGATACGTTCTTTCTCAATCTCAACATGGTCGGCTTTAGCCGCTGCCTCAACAGCCAGCTTCTGCTTCTTGAGTTCGAGCTCACCCTGCTTAATCTGCAACTCTTGCTGCTGCATCTGGACGAGGGGGTCTTGGGCGGTCTGCTGGTTCTTCTGCTGCTGGGCCTCTGCTTGGTTTTTCTGAAGGAGCTGCTGCGCGGCGGCGGCGGCCAGACGCGATACCTGTACTTCGATATCTGGGGACATCGGCGCGTTGGGTGCCGGATAAGGTACGCCCGCCTGCTCTTCGATCTGCCTACGATACTCGAAGGCCACATGTTCACTGACGTGAGCCGCCATAGCTGCCTGCATGGCCCCCGCATTAGGGTTCTGCCCCACAAGCTGCATGATCTTGGGGTCTTGCATAGCCGCCGTATGGACCGCAATATGTGCTTGGTGGTCCTGCTCAATGAACGCTTTGACCGGCTTGCCGTTAATGATGTCCATATTCTCAGACACAGGATCACACGGCTTCATATCATCGCCGTCCTTAAGCGGGACGAGCTTCTCGGCGTTCTTGATACCCAATACTTCGAGCATCTGGCGGTGCAGGAATGGAAGATTATAAAGCTGCGGAGCCGTCTGGGCGAGCTGAAGAACCGCCTGATACTGGACGATCTTCTGCGCCATCGTGGCGGCATTAGGATCACTGACCGGAATTACATCGACGAGGTCGTAGTCAGCCTTCTTGGCCTTAGAGGTAGCATTAACCGGGGTGTAGTCGTAATCCTCGGGGGAGTAGTCACGGATGATATCCCGTAGGAGACGAAACTCCTGTTTCATCGCGTAGTGGATACGCGCCTGCACCGCGCTCATGGCCTTCAGTGTGCGCTCAAGAATTGCCAGCGTGGTACCCACGGGCGCTTGGCCCGACATATCACTAATCTGCATGTCGGCTGCACCGGCAAACCGACGGCCTTCCTCCACGATATTCTGAAGGAGCGCAAACAGAACCTGACTTGGCTCCTTATACGGCAGCGGCATGATATTATCACGCATAGTACCGCTAGCGACGTCCACGTCGCGCCATTCTGCCGGGCTGATGGGCGTATCATCGCCCTTAACCCTCAGACCCTTAGTCTTGAAGCCGCCCGGAAGGTTACTGAGAGTGCCAGCATCAACAAGCTGACGAATAATGCTGGTACCAGACTTAGCAAAAGCACCGACAAGATGAATAAGGCCGAAAGCGTAGAACCCAAAGCCCGGAACGTACGAGTAGTGTACGAAATGATTGCGCTTGAGTTTCTTCTTGTCAGTCGGGTCCCAATTTCGGCGTATCGCCAAGATGGTCTGCGTAGATTTCTCAATAGTAACGACATAAGGAAGCGCAATCTCGTCCTCAGACTCATCTTTAGCCTCCTCATCATCGCCCAATACGAGCTCAACGTGCATCTCAAGGAGCTTAAAACGGTCATCTGTGGACGCCCTAAAGCCCATTTTCTCGGCAATTTTCTTCTCGATTTCGTCAAAAGTATCGACGGGGTCACCAAGGTCCACATCTCGGTAGAACCCCGCCGCCTGCAGGCGCCTAAGCTCATTAGGAGTCTTACGCATTACGTGGGTAATACGCGGCGACGTCTCCAACGAAGTGGCACCATAGGGCACAACGACGTCTTCTGCAGGAACATACATTGATACCTGACGCCCCAAGGTGGGGTCGTAGTATACCTTCTTGAACGCGTTACCAGATAGACCCAGACCCCACAGCATGCGCTCATGCTCGGGGCGATACTCAACCATCCGGTCGGTAAGCTGGTAGTTCATGTCGTCTTGTACGCGTTTTGCGGCTTTGGTTACCTGTGGGGTCTCTTCACCGACAATCTCTACGCGGACAGGCCCCTGTGCAGGGAAGGTCTCCATCATGGTCTCGGCCTGAAACTTAACCAGAGCCTCACTCAGAAGGGGGTGGTGCACACCACAAGCGCCCGGCCAAGGCTCGGTACGGTCTTCGACCTTCATACCAAGCAACTCAAGGCCGTCTACATAGGTCTGAATCCAGTCTTTCCGCGAGGACATATCGTCGTCGAAGTCGCCAAGCAGGTCACCGGCAAGCTCCGTAAGTGCGCCCTCGTCCATATCTTCAGCGAGGTTCTCGGCAAAATCATCGCCGTCCTCATCAGGGTCAATATGAAGCAGGTGATGGCCCGCAATACTCAAATCAACACTCTCGGGGTCCTCGATTTCAATTTCGAGCGCCGGTTCTTGGTTCAGATGGTCCGATTGCAGGCCAATAGGGGCTTGGTTAAGTGACTTGAAGACCGACATTACTTGTTCCTCAGCGTAGCAGCATTGGTGTGGGGGTTATACTTATAATCACTTTTAGGTTTGCCCGACTTCTTGGACGCGCGGTCTATAGCCCGTTCTTCGGCAGTCATAGCGTCGCGCTTCTTCCCTTTGGCCGTGAGGTTGCCGTTAGGCTTCATATCCCCACGACCAATAAGCAAGGCTCGGGCAAGCCCTTCGCTACCAACCTGCGCTGTAAGGCGCGGCAACAACTCGTGTGCGCCAATATGAGCCCTAGTAACCACTAATAAAACCCCTGCCCACGGTGGCTCTTGAAGTAACGCAATTCATCCGGTTCGTCTAGGTTAGTAGTAATGTAACCGCCCTTACGGAACCTCATCATGGCCATACTTACAGTATCGGTGTAGTCGTCATGTTCAGCGCCGGGAAAACTGGCTACTTCTTCAATCACTTCTTCGGCCCACCGAGTAGCAGGGGCCCATACCCGTCCAGACGCAAAGAGGTCGCTTACAGCATTCAACCGGCTTATCTTGTCGTTGCCTCGGCTAGGAGTGAACTCCTGCACCGGAATACCCATCGACCGCATCTCGTAGATCAAAGGTGCGCCGGAAGCCTTCTTCTCGATTATCACGCTGTCCGGCTGCCATTCTTTGTACTCCTCGATGGCGCACTGCTTCAATGATGGGAACTCCATGCGGTCCCGAAAGGCGTTGAGGAGGATGATGTTGGCCTGTGGTGTACCTGTATCGTCGGGCTGGTAGAACACACCCCATGTAGTACACGCCGAATAGTCGGCGCGCTGGTGCTTCTCGAAAGCAGTATCCCATGCCTGCAGGATAAAGTCGCAGTTGGGTGGGTCGTCGCGGTCCCATATCTGCCACCATTCGCGCTTCACAATAGCGCTGGCATCCCCAGTCGGGTTTTGTTGGTACTGCGCCATCCACTTGGAATTAGGCAGTTCTTCTTTAAGGACTTCAAGCTCGGCCATCGGCCAAAACTCAGGCCACAGCGGGTTACCGCTAGGGAGGATGGCGGGAAACTCAATGACTTCCCACTCGTCGCCGCCGCGCTGAGCAGCGGCCTTTAATACCTGTGCAGTTAGGTCTCGCTTCGACCATCGCGTCATAACGATGATAATTGCCCCACCCGGCTGCAAACGCTGCCGTGGACCTGAGGTGTACCACTCGTAAGTCTTGTCGTAGATGTCGGGGTTTACTTCAGCTAGCGCAGCTTCCTGTTCACTGTGAGGGTCGTCAATTATGAGAAGATCAGCACCTTTACCGGTAACTGCACCTCCCACACCGATAGCGAAGTAATCACCCCCTTTCGATGTATTCCACCGCCCGGCTGCCTTGCTATCCGTAGATAGAGACAAACCGGGGAAGACCCGGTGGTATTGGTCGGTATCGACCAGATTTCGAACCTTACGCCCGAATCCTACAGCAAGTTCTGCTGTGTGGCTAGTCTGAATTACTTTCTTGCCGGGGTATTTTCCGAGAAACCATGCAGGTAATAGGTAGGACGCAAACTCACTTTTTGTGTGGCGAGGCGGCATGTTGATAATGAGGCGCTTACACTCGCCGCGAGCCACCCGTTCAAACGCTTCCGCCATCTTGGCATGGTGCCTACCCCCGATAAACGATGGCCACATCTGTTTGACGAAGCCAAGAAACTTATCTTGTGCCTGCTTAACCGCCTTCAGCTCTTCCAGCTTGTCCAGCTCGGCCAGCAGCTTCTCCTGCTCTGGTAGAGACAAGAGGTGCAGTACCTTCGGGATATCCTTGATGGATATGTTGTCCAGCAGGGGGTTGGAAGCCATTACTTCGTTGCTTCCCGCAGTGCATCGCGGATGCGATTACGCTCCGACTGCTCCCACTCACGTCGCTTCTCTACTTCGGGGTCGTGTTCCCAGTCCTCAAACTTCTTGTCCCAGTGCTTGTTCTGCTTCTCGTAGAGCTTCTTGAGCGCTTCGGTCTGGCCCGGGACATAAACTAGTTGTTCTTTAGTTGGCTGAGCATAGGTACGCAGCCACCAACCAAGGTGGAGTTTCTTCGTGCGCTTGCTATACCGCATCTCGATCCGCAACGGGCCGCACAACATCTGGCAGCCTACGGACAAACTCCGCCACGGGTAGAAGTTGAAGCCTTGACGGATAGGCTCGCCCTCTTCACGAATATAGAACATACCTACTACTCTTCCACGTCCATGGCCTGCATCGTCAAATCCATCTTTATCATATCTAGGGCACCTACAACAGCGGCTACGGGCACGTGGTGTACATGCTCATTAACAACCCGCGCCAAATCACGCATCAGGTTCTGAACCTCGGGATAATGCGGGGCGTAGCCCATAGATACCACGTTGCTATCTTCACTCACCCTCTATATCTCCCGTATTCTCGGCGTCTACCTCTTCAAACTCTGCGTCGTGAATCCCAAGCTCTTCCTCTAGGTCCATACCCAGAGGCTTAATATCTACTACTTCGGCGTTCAGCAGGCGCTTGACTCGCTCCTTAATGGCGTTCTCAAGGCTCTCGGGACTGTTGTAGTTGATGTTAATCTCGCTCTTGCTGGTGAAGAGCCCAATATCGCTGTGCTTGCCGAGGAGCTCAATGGCCTTAAGTTCGTACTTAGCATCACCGCAGTCAGCTAGTTCAAGCAACTTAGTAGTTAGTGCTGTGCGCACTTGGACCACATCCATCGCCATTGATTGCCCATAGGATTTCAGGAACGCCGCTGCACCGAGCGCGGTGGGCAGGCTCTTTAGCAAGCCAGACTTCTGGTCCTTGATGGCCGACTCTAATAGGCGCTTCTCTTCTTTGAGTGTGGCGGGGTCAACCTCTACCGGGGCCCCTAGGGATTCGAGTAGCTCTGCCGTATTAGCGGCTGCCATCAACTCGTCAGCAAAAGAATTTAGCTCTTCGTCGTCTGTGCTGTAGGGGACTGGGTGGTCGTTACTAGGTTCTATCTTAACAACAGCCATGAATAAGCATCCGCTTGTAGGAGCAAGGCGCTATATAGGCACGCAGATAGTAGTTAGTAAAGGGGTATTATTCTGGCGGTAGATGTGGGCACTTCTTCTGGCTACGTACCTCATGGTGTAGCTCTTTGAGCTCTTTAAATTCGGCCAATAGTACTTCATGGTCTTGCTGGGCCCGCAGTTCCCCCTCTTTGCCCAGTACCGATTGCCCTACCATGATGAGCGGTAAGAATATTAGCTGCAAGAACGCACTCGATACATACTGAACTATAGGGCTAATACTGGGGAAGAAGATCGGGGACACAGTCAAGAACGCAAATATATACACGCACCACATGGTGCCTACGGCCTTAGTAGCCCTAGCTGCGATCCAGTTATTTACGTCGTCAAGGGTCATCCCACATTTATACTATACCTGCGCACGGGACTCAACGGGTCCCTTATAGGGGGGTGTTTCTGGAACGCGATACTTATTAAACGAACTACAAAAAACATAGGGGGTGGGGGGTGTAAAACTGAAATCGTGTCGTCGGATGTGCAAAACTGAAATCGTGTCGTCGGATGTGTAAAACAGTATGTAATATACAATGCGGAGTCCCATCTGGTGCTTTGGGGGGTGCCCCGCCCGTGGGGTCGCCCGGCGCTGGAAACAATGCCACCCTGCCACCACCCCGCGCGCCTAACGGCGTGTTAGGCCGATAAAACCTAACAGAATCAAAGGCTTGCGATTTATCTTGCTTTATGTGCTACGTTTACCCCATAAGGATCATGCAGCGATGATGCTGCACATTAACGTAATGGAGCAAACGACATGACTGTTACCACTAAGAAAGCCTCTAAGGCTGAAGTCGCCCGTAATCAAACGGCCAAGGCCCATGCGCTTGCCAATACTAAGGCAATCGAGGTTACATGGGAAACCGCCTACGATAACGTGGTGAAAGGCGTTGGTTCGGAATTAGGCGCGGCGCGCATTTTGGGTGCCAAGCTCAACGAAGAATTTGCTGCTGAGATGGCTGCTTTTCAGTGCCACTGGTCATCTTTCACCACGGCGAATTGCCGGACGGACAACGAAAAGGCTATCCTCGCCCGGATTGAAGGGCACCGCAAAGCGATTCAGGCCATTGCGGAAGCCAGGCTAGGAACTGACGCGCGGGATATTCCGTGGAGCCGCGCCAAGGCTGCGAGTAAGGAATTGTTTGGGATAAAGCGTTTGGAGGCGACGCCTAAGCCACTGGAAAGCCGGATCAAGGAAACGCTGATCAAGCTAGGCAAGGCCGGACGGAAAGAGGAGCGGCCCACTGAAAGCGAGTTTACGCTTTGCAGTGAGATTGAACGGTTGCTTGTGACCTATTTCAAGTACGATACCTCACAGCTTGGCTAATCACTTAGCTATCTAATCACCCGCCCCGCTAGGTTCGCCTAGCGGGGTTTTTTTGTGCCTGCGCTCCGCGCCTAACGCCTGTTAGGTGATTAGCTAGTCCGCGCTTGAGCAGCACCTTGTATGTCTCATCCACCTAACCACCCACCCCGCCAACCAGCCCCGCCAACCAGCCCCGCGTTATGACAGTGTTCAAAAGTTGTTAAGCGGCGACGCCGAGCGGTGATGACAGTGATGTTATAATGTTAAGTGGATACGCAGCGACCTAACCAACGGTTAGATTGTTATACTGTTATAATGTTAGCTGTTTTGGGGGTAATTTGAGGCTCCTAATGTTATAATGTGATATGTTATGAAACTAAGGTTGTTATAATGTTAACGTAACATTTGGTTCAAAACTAACCTAATGTTATATTGTTCATTCAAATGTTATTATCTTATCGATGAACATTAGATATGTAGACGCTAATCCTAATGTTATGTAAAAACGCATAACAAATACCATAACATTAATCATAACATTATAAGCTACTGAAACTAAACGAAAAAACGGGTAATGTTATTTGTTATGTTTTTTTGAGGGTGCGCGGGCGATTTCCGCGTTTGAGGCACTGTGCAAGTGGAAGCTGAGCAGCCGTTGTAATGTTGAAAACCCCTATTATTATATTATTATATCATTACTACTACTAACACTAAGAAATCATTACGTTTTTTTCCGATTTCAAATGTTATTTTTAATGTTATGAAAAACCAAACATAACATTACCCCTCGCTGCGCTCAGCCTGCTTCTCTCCGCTGCGCTTCGCTCCACTCAACTCCGTTTGCAGACTACTCTGCAAACCGAACCCACATCCATTGACCCAAGCTATTTATTGTGCTACTATAAAAGAAAAAATCAGAGTACAGGGGGGCCGACCATTTCGGCCTAACGAGTGGTTAGATTTTAGGAGCGAACGATGAAGCACAAGAAAGAGATTATTGACCCCGCCGACCCTAACGGGCGGTTAGAATTGGCCGCCGCCTTCGGCTGGCCTGCTGCATGGGATGCGTGCATTAAGGTGCTAACCGCACGAGAGGCAAAGGAGACCGACCGGCGCAAGAAGGTACGGCTGCGCCTGATGCTACTCAATGCACAAACCCAATACGAAGTAGTGACGAGCAACACCTAACAAAGGAGCAGACCAATGACCGAGTTTAAGTTTAGCAAAGAGCAACTGGATGCCGTTGCCCTACTGAGAGAAGCAGGCTGTGCCGTGGTCGTGTTCGACCCTGAGGAGCTCAAGGGGGTCGAGGATAAGATCGACGACATCGAGGAGCGCCTGATCGAGCTGGGTTGGGACGTGATCGAGTATTGGAGGTAGTATGCACTGGTGTGTGCAGTGCGGGGGAGATGTCGCGCCTCGACGTGCAGACTTAGGTTACTTAACTTGCCTAACCTGTGGCGACCGCGAAGCAAGGAGCGTGAGGCACACCGTCGTGCCTATGAACAAGTCCAACTACACAGTGATTACTAACCTAACAGAGTTAGCACAGCTGAACCCGAAAGGAGTGAGGTGAAGTGGAAGCTAAACCAAGGGAACCGCCCGCAGTTCCGGAACTCCTCTGGCCCAAGTTAGTGGAGGGCTCGAAGACCTTCGCCGGATACGGATACGGATACAGAGACGGATACGGAGACGGATACGGATACGGAAACGGAAACGGAGACGGAAACAAAGACGGAGACGGATACGAAAACGGAGACGGAGACGGATACGGAGA